CATGCAACAAGTATATCAAACTATGCTTGAGATGGCACAGTACACCGAGTTGCAGAAACCTACCTCTACTTTAAATTACTTAAACTCAGAACTTGAGTCTGTGTTCTTGAAAGTAACTAAAAATGAACTACTTAGAGAATTGTTTGTATTTGTAACTTCTTACGCAGAAGACAAAGTAACACTAGAACAATTGAGAAGTCTTGCACAACCTGCTCTTCAAAATGGTGCTGAGTTAATAGAAATCTTTGACTTGTACACTGCATCTTCCGAGAGGAGTTTACGTCATATCTTACAAGGAGTACAAGACCGTAAGATGGCAATGCAACAACAAGGTATGCAGCAAAAGCAACAAGAGATGGAAATGCAACAACAACAGTTCCAACAAAAGATGCAGATTGATGAGCAACGCAGACAAGAGGACAATGAGCGTGAGGATATGAACAAAGAACTTGATCGTCAGAATAAACTTGAGATTGTTAAGCTACAGGCTATTGCAAATGAATCTTCCTATTCCGATAAAGATTTAACTCCATTGGTAATCGAACAAACCAAAGCTGCTCAGCAAGAATCTATGAGAAGATTCGAGCAAAATAAGAACGACCAGCAGGTAAGTTTAAAGCAGAGAGAGTTAGATATTAAGGAAAAAGATATCGATGCAAAGCTTAAAATAGCCAAAACAAACAAGAATAAGTTTGACAAGAAAAAATAAGAAAAAAGTTTAGCTATATTCACACACGCACTTTTTTTAACCTCTTGCGTTAATTTTTTATTGCTATAATTTTGAAACCAGACAAGCCGACCAACATATATTGTCATGAATAATAACCAACCCGAAAACGACCAATTAGGTTTAGACAACCTAGAGTTCTTTGAAAATTTTGCTACTGATGATCCGCTAGGAGAACCCACGTACGACCCTAATGCCAACTTAGCCCCTGATATTCTTAGTGGTGAGAAGATGGAGTTAGATGAAGACGACCTTCCTAATCCAAGTGCACAACCAGCTCCCGCAGCTAAACCTGAACTTCCCGCAGAACCTTTAGAGACTGAAGAAGATACAGAAGAATCTGCTCCACTAGAAGGTGAAGAAGAGGGAGAAGAGATTAACTACTACGAAGCTTTTGGCAAAGGATTGCTTAGAGCAGGACACTTTGACTTAGGTGAAGAGATAGATCCAGAACAAGTTGAATGGACAGAAGACAGTTTCTTAGAAATGATGTCTACTACCATTGAGAATAAAGCTTGGAAACAACTAGAAGAGATTGCCGTAGAAGCTTACGGACAAGAAGGACTAGAGTTAGTAAAAGATCTCTTTATTAATAAGGTACCTGTTCAGACATATCTTGCTAAGTACAACGAACAAATTGCACTTGAGAATATTGACTTAACAGACCAACGTAATCAAGAGGCAATCTTCCGTGAGTATTTGTCTCGCACAGGACTTGACCAAGATGAGGTAGAAGAGCAGTTAGAATATGCATTAAAGACTAACAAGCTAGAAACCTTTAGTGAAAAGTACTACGCCAAGTTACTAGAAAGAAGTCGTCAAGAACGTGAAGCCCTAGCAGTACAGAGTGCACAGAAAGTTAAAGAAGCCCAAGAAAGAGAGCAGGTTCGTCAAGAATCTTACATTAAAACTTTGGAGGGTGCTATTAAACAAGGTGACATTAATGGATATCCCATTACTCAAAATGAAGCCAGCACTTTATTTAACTATGTAACAGACAGAAACTATCAGCTTCCTAACGGACAGAAGATTAGTGAGTTTGAATATACATTAGCTAAGATGCGTCAGGAAGAACCACAAAAGTTCTTAGCAGTAGCAAGATTGGTACAAGCAGATTTAGACCTGTCTCCTGTAAAGAAGAAAGGTGTAACTGAAGAAACCAATAGTATTTTTAAGGAACTCCAGAATAAATCTAAGAGGGGACAGAAGACAGAGACAAAGAAAGAGACACAACTCTTTAGTAGTTTCTTCGGACGTTAAAACTTTTAAGAACACATAAAACAAACATAAAATGCCAAATCAATCCATTTCCAGAGTTAACGGACGCGTTATAGCCAACGCCCACGTTACCAGCTCATACTATTCAAAGAATAGTTTGGGTAAACTGACTGACAAAAACTTTGTTGAGTCAATGTTGAAGACCAAGCCTGATCAGTATGACAAGGTTATGTTGCGTCTATTTACTGACACCAAATTGTATTCTAACGATTTGTTGGACTTAGTAATGAAGACAGGCAAGCCTTTTCAAGTAAATGATCCTAATGGTGTTTTTACGTACAAAATCAAGAAGGCTTCTGAACTTCCTAAAATCATTGCAAACTTTGCAGACACCGTTGCCAAACCTGGTATCGATGGTCAAGAGTTCGAGATTGTATTTGACAAACAAGGTTTTGTAGCTAACGACATTATTAGTGCTCACCGCTACGAGCAAGAAACTTTGATTCAGATTGTATCTGAGCCCGAGCGTTTCCAAAACGGTTTCAAGTATCGTTGTCGTGCCGCTGGTGCAACTTCTACTGACTTCGTTAACCAACGTTTCTTGACTATTGGAGTAGAGTACTTCAAGATTGGTAACGTATTGGGTGAGTACACCACTTCATTCTCTAGCTTGGGATTGTTTGATGGTCACTTGGAAGTTATGGCTGACGTATTGCAACAATATGGTGTAGAACACACTATCACTGATTGGGCTGATGCCACTAAGTTGGGTATGCAAACTGATGCTACAGGTAATCCTATGGATTTGACCTACTACACTTTGACTGATCCTACTGCTGAAGCTGAGAAAACTAAAATTGTAGGTTGGGAACCAACTGTATCTCGTTTGTTGCGTATGGAAATGATGCGTATGAAGGCCAACATCATGATGTGGGGTCGTCAGGGTAACACCAAAGACGAGAAAGGTCGTTCTACTCGTATGAAGCAAGGTTTGTGGCAGCAGTTGCACTTGGGTAACGTTATCCAGTATGACCGTGGTCAGTTCTCTTTGAACTTGATTCGTTCTGCTGTAGGTGACTTGTTTTACAACCGTGTTAAAATCACTGACCGTAGCATTAAAATCTACACCAACCGTTCAGGTATGGAGTTGGCTTCTACTGCTATCAAGAAAGACTTTAACAACGCAGGATTCATGTTGAATGCTGACAAGTTTATGGATGGTAAAGATCGTTTGAAGCAAGGTTACGCATTGCAATTTGACCACTACATGACTACTGAAACTGGTCCTGTTGAGTTCGTTGAATTGGAACAGTTGAACATGCATGCAACTTTCTTGGAGTTGGGTCCTAACAAAAAGACTCCTCCAATCTTCATCATCTTGGATGTATCTGGTCAAGAAGACGCTGGTATCCGTGAGGTGAAGTTGTCTACTCGTCCTAACATGTACTATCAGTATATCCCTGGTTCAGTAGGATTCGGTTCTCAGCAAACAGTAATTGCTAACAAAGATCCATATTCTACTTACATCATGAAGGATTTCTGCGGTATCTTCTTGGAAGATCCTACCCGTACAGTAATCATTAAAGAATACCCACGTCTCTAATCTAGACGGTCTTTAAAAGGGGAGAGTTTTACGACTCTCCCCTAATAAAGATATAAGATTAACCAAAAACAATCAACCACAATAATGAAAGGAAATCAATTTGCCAAGGGCGTTAAGATCATCAGACCTTATCGCAAAGAGCCCGCTAGTGCTAGAACTCTAGAAGGCTCGTTATTTAGAGAGGGATATAATTTTATCCCAGGAACATCTAAAAAGTTTTACCCCCGTGTTGACTCACGAGGAGTAATACGAACAGGTCTAGATGAAACCGCAATGAAGTTGCGTGCCATTGACGACTTAGAAATCAGGGAGCAAGAGATGGAACGTATTAAGAATGTAAAAACTTACTACGAATCTATCTTAGATGAAAGTCTCGACCCTACAAGTACGTTCTATGACGAAATAAAAGAGAATGGTTTTACCCTAGTAGATGGAGATAACATCTTTAACTTAGAGAATCCACGAGACGCTGTCAACTTTTACTGGTTGATGGAGACAGAAGTGGTAGCTTCAAGTATGGAAGAGATTAACTCAGGTAAAGCAGACACATCAATTGTACGATTCTACGTACATGATGGAGAAGTGGAATCTAAAACATCTTTTGAACGGAAGAAGAAAATCAACAGTGCGATTGCAGCCTTGGATAAAATGACTGCAGTTAAACGTAAGAGGGTTCAGAAGTTACTAGGATTAGGATTGGCTGGAGATTCAAGTGAGGAGGAAGTATACAATGCTCTAGACGAGTATTTGCGTATCCCTGCAAGTGCACTTGATAAAGATCCAATCACTGCATTCACAAAGATTGTCAACTACAGTGACGAGATTTTGGCTATCAAGTCATTAATCAGAGACTTAGTTGATAAGAATATAGTTAGAATTAAAGGTTCTATTGTCTATGAGGGAGATCACATTTGGTCTAAGTCAATTGAAGAGTTTGAACTCTACTTGGCAGACCCAAAGAACTCAGAGGTATTTGATTCCTTTAAGGACAAGTTAAAAGCAAAATTGAAGTTCACAACAATATAATATGATCCCAGTACAAGAGTTGGTATACGAGTTTAAGTTAAGCTTAAATAAAATGGACAGACAAGACAACGTGTTAGTCCCTTTGGAAGATATTTTAGTATACTTAAACCAAGCCCAGCTCTCTTGGATTAAAACCAAGATAGGGGAGAATAACATATACAAGGATGGATATGAAGCCACGAGGAAACGCATAGATGATTTGCAGACCCTTAAGGTGGACAATCAATCCTTGACATTACAAGAAACAAATGACGTTCTTTATAAAGGTTACAAAGCAGACTTAAAGCAGGTGCCAGATTACATGTTCTATGTAATGTCACACACAGCAGCGAGTAAGCAGGATTGTAATGCAGGTTTAACAGTAGATTTAATCAGACAAAACGATTTATCAACTTTGTACTTTGATGCAAACTTTAGCCCCTCCTATGAATGGAGATCTACATTTGCTACAATAGGCCAAGATAACATCATCGTATACACCGATGGATCGTTTGAACTAGAGTATGTCTATTTGACTTACTTGAGGTATCCTAAATCAATAGACTCGGAAGGGTATATTAAGATTGACGGTACTGACTCAGTAAATCAAGATTGTGAGTTGCCTTATTATGCTAAGTCAGACATTTTAGACTTAGCTAGTAAGTTTGCCGCACAGTCAACTGATAACCAGGCACAAGCCGCCTTTGCAGAGGATAGATATGTTAAAACAACAGAATAATAAAAAAACAAAATGAACTACGATTTTACACAAGTATTTGTTCCTACTAACAAATACGTTACAACTGGAAACGGATTCGATGCACTAGGTGCTCGTATCTTCGGCGTATTTACTCCTACCTATGTATCAGGTACTGATAGATTGGTTGGTTATCAGTCTGTAGCTTATGCTTCAGGTGCTCCTACTCCTTCAGCTACTCAACCTTTCAAAGAGATTGTGTTGGCTATGGGTACTGGTACTTCTTTCCCTGCTACTAAATTCGGAAGCTTTAAATCTCCCGTAATTAAGAAGGGTAAAGTATCTCAAGTGTCTTATGTAGCTGCTGACGCAACTGCTGCAAGACAGCAAATCACTTACATTGGTTTTGACGAAGTTAACGATTTCAAAGGCCCTTCTTTTTCTTGTGATGAAGAGTACACTTTGACTTTGAAGATTGACGAGTACTGGTCTAAAGGTGTATTCCAACCTTTGATCCAAGAGTCAGTTCGTGTTAAAACTGTATCTTGCACAGAGTGTGGTGGTGGTTGTGATGCATTGAACTGCTACGATTACATTAATGAGATGGTGGCTAAAGTTAATGCTCATCCTTTGTTGAGCAAGTACGTAACTGCTACTCATGTATTCAAAGGTTCTGCTCCTACCTACAAATACACTTTGACAGTTCCTGATAGTTTCGGTACTGGTGCAGCTGCAACTTACATCACTTCTACTTTGCAGCCTTACTACCCTGCAGGAACTTATGGTACTATCACTTTGACTGCTGATGCTGACGGTGCTGACGATGCAAACACTACTGGAAACACTATGTTTGAAATTGCAACTCCTTTGATTGCTAACGTAGCTGATATGCCTAGCTTCAACGGTGTTATTTGGGAGAAGCAGTTGGTATCTGCAGGTTCAGTAACTACTTGTGGTATCAAGTTGGAAGGTAAAGCTTTGGATGCTTTCGGAAACGCTTGTGTTCCTGATGCAGTTCCTTACGTATTTAACTTGGTTAAATTCCAAGCTAACGTACACAAAGGTCCATTCAGCACCCAAGACTTTGACATCAACGATGTAGTAACTCCTTGGTACATCACTACCACTCAGAACATTCGTTATGCAATTGGTCAAGGTTCTGCTATGGCTGAATTGGAGCGTCACTTCTTCCGTAACAACTTGCCAAACGTTGCTGAGTCTGTGTACTACTGGAATCCTATTTACAACGAAGATGTAAACCAATTCTTGTATGTAAACAGCTCTTTGTTGTACAACGTGTTGTCTATCAAATTCTTGGATGATTCTCCAGTAGGATTTGAGAAGAAGTCAACTAATAGCCATGAGATTTTGGTTATGGTAGACACTGCAAATGAAACTTCAAATGGTGTTATTGGAACTGCTAACGTGTTGGCATTCTTTAATTACTTCGCTGCCTAACATTTAATTTGGGGGACTGATACTCCCCCTTTTTTTAACTTTTTAACAAAAACACAAAATGGGAAAAGACATTATTTTAAAGATGGGTACGTACGTGACTGCAGTTACTAACAAAAGTATTGCAGCAGGTGCTGTCCCAGGGGCTTCTTTAGAGAAGTTCGTAGTTAACTTGTTGAAGAGTCCTACCTGTTGCGTAAAGTACGTAACTTTAAGTAAGGCTGTTGTAACTCAATCAGGTAGTATTACTACTGCAGTAACTTTGAATCAGCCTGCTGGTGACATCGTAACTGTAAGTGCTACTATTGGTGCAGGTGCAGCTTCTTCATTCACGTTCAACAATAGTTTTATTAAGGCAGACTCTATCATTCTTGCTACTGTAAATGACACAACAGGTTCTGGTGTGTTGGCAGTACAAACTGATGGTATTGTGGCTGGTTCTTGTACTGTAACTCTTGGTGGTGTTGTTGCAAACACTGGAGTTGTAACTATTGGATTTGCAATCATGTAATTTAATGGGGTGGGAAACCACCCCTTTTTAAACTATGGCAAACTTACAGAGAAATATCGAAGTGTTTAAGGCAAAAGACTGTGCCTATTTGTCGGTGTTAGATACTTCAGTGTATCCAACTGCACCTGACTCAGCAAACCTACAAATTTATGTTCCAGGATATGATACTCCGTTTGAATTTGCATTTGTAGTGGGAGAAGTTAACATCTTCAATTCCTACTCATTTGGATTTACTACTAGTGAGACTGAAGCATTTACAGATCTTCCTGACGGTGTATACACACTTAACTTAGCCGTATGTCCTGACGTAGGAACTTGTACTAGATATCACTTACGTACTTGTAAGATTGACTGTAGACTTGCAGTACAATGGGCTAAGTATGCTCAAGACTGCGAAGACGAAAAAATTCTTTATTACCTTGACCGTGTTGACTTCTTAATTAGGGGAGCAGAAGCCAATGCTGATTTATGCAACCCTGAAAAAGCAACTGAACTTTACATTAAAGCTAATGACTTACTTAGAAGATTTGAACTTGACTGTTAAGCAAAAACTTGCTAAGGCGGCAATTAAAGAGATGCAACACATGAAGTATCTTACTGCTCCTTATTACAAGAAGTCAAGAAAGTATTCAAGATACCTTAAGATTACTCATTGTTTAGACTGTACTGTCAACGCTAACCTTAAAATAAAACTATAACTAGAAACAAATGGCACATAAACCTTGTTGCGAACCTAACAACTGTGTGGAGATAATTCCATCTAAGTGTGTTAAATATACTGGGACTCCTACTACAGATGGTCCTATTGATAAAGAGTTTACTTGTACTCCTTATCTGAATGACGTTATTCATTTATTTGATGATAATCTTAAAGACATTATTGGAAAAATCGGTATTAGCAAAACTGCGCTTGATAGTGCTAACTCATCTTGTGGTCTTGGTTTGGTTAATACTGCTTCTCTTACTACATACGAAGTTAACGATACTAGATATGTTCAAAGTGAAGTAGTTGTACAGCTATTAAATGTTGTATGCGCCTTACAAAAACAAGTTAACTACTTAAAGAATGAGAATGTTACTACAGACAGTGGTAACGTATTTTGGCTTGATTTGCCTTTAGACCAAGACTTCAAGACTTGGTTGAGTGTAAATGGCCAATGTATCTTGACAGAGCCCTGTGTACCTGCAGGTGGTATTACTACCTTGAGAGGATTGTTACAGGTTATGATAACTAAAATTTGTTCTTGCTGCCCTTAAATATATAAAAAATGACTACATGTGCTGATTGCTACGGTGTAAATACAATTGACCCTTGTGCCGAAGTAGGTTGTTTGTCGACCAACTTTGGAAAGTGTATTACTTATTCTGGAACAAGTTTATTCTGTTCTTTAGGTCCTATCAACACCTTTACTAGTTCTGGTACTGCTGTGGCTATTACACCTGCTGTTACAGTCGTTGTAGCAGCTACAGGAGGTGCTGGTTCGGGAGCTACCTTTAGTGTGACTAGAGGGCCTTCTTCAACTTCGTACATTGTCTCCTTGGTAAACCCAGGAAGCGGTTATGCAGTTGGCGATAGTTTGACTATTGCAGGTACTTCTTTAGGAGGAACTGCTCCTGCCAATAACCTAACAATAGCTGTAGCTACACTATCCGCTTTGATAGATACTACTTACACAATGGATGCAGCCATAAAGAATCTGCATGATAGATTGTGTAACTTAACTCCAAGTGGTCTGTTGTACAGTGGATTCAACTACAGTTGTCTCAGAAGCGGTGGTAACTTAGAATCTACTGGTTCTGCTATTACAACAGCTCAAGGATTTGCTGAGAGTGCTAGTGCTGCTTTATGTGCTTTGAATACAAGAGTCAAAGCGGTAGAGACTCCTACGTTTACTGTTCCTGCTTGTGTTACAGGTTTGACTTCTGGAGTATCTACTCTTGGAGCTATCTTAACTGAGTACGGCAGTAAGATTTGTGCTATTGCAAGTGGTTCAGGGGGAATTACAATTACAGGAGTTACAGTTCCAGGGTCTTGTACTATGACTGCTCAACCTTCCTCTAGTGCTTCTATTGGTACTTGGTTTGATTGGGTAGTAGATAACATGTGTTCAATCACCACAGGATTGAGTGCAAGCATTACTTCAACAAACTCTAACGTAAGTACAATCACTACTTTCTTGGGAAGTACAGTTAGATTTAACAATAGTGCAAACTGCCTTACAGCTTTGGGAGGTACTGGTTCTGATTCAGCCCATGCTACTATCAGTTACTTGACTACTAAAGTATGCTCAGTAGACACTACAGTTACTGCAATTCCTGCCTACATAAAGACAGATACACTTGCTCTTAACTGGGTAGGATGTTTTGGTTCAGCACCTTACAGCTTTACAAATACAGGAGCAAGCATTCAAACGCAGTTGCAACGTATTGTTACTGTACTAAACGCAGAGAAAACTACTTACTCTGGTGACTTTACTGTAACTACAGCAGGCTGCGGTTCTAAAATTGTTTCTTTGGCAGCTGGAGCTACATTTACATGTGCTTCTTTGGCTTCTTGTTCTATAGATGCTTTGGGAGATGTAGTAATAACTACTCCTTCAAATCCTCACGTTCTTTACTACAATGGAACAAACTGGGTAAATAGAAATATCAATCAGTTGGTAACTCTTACTAGCACTGACTCTACTGTTACTATTACTCCTACTACAACTGCAGGAAATGTAAATTACAACTTGTCAGTAGCAGGTGCTGCAGCTACTAGGTATAACTTTACCGCATCAGCTGTTGCAGGAGCAAGTAACTTAAATTCTGCTACATTCCCTACCTCACCTGGTAGTGGATACTTGATGGGTGTTAAACATGGAGATATGGTAACCTTAAATGGTAATATCAGATTGGTATCAACAGGTAGTTTTAGTTTAAGTAGTGGAGCTGCAGTTGACATTGCAGTTGCACCCGCAGCGATTAGACCTACCTCTACAGTATACTTCTACGCAAGAGTATTGGTACGTGCTACTGCTCCATACACCGAGCCAAGTGCTTCTCACGATGCAATGGTTTCCCTTGATTCATCAGGTCAACTTAGACTGATTCCTTATCCCACATATCCCGCAGGTAGTGTAGTATACAGTGCCTCTGGGTCAAACGTAGAAATCTTATTAGGAGGTCTCTCTTATACGGTTCTACCATAATAAAGAACTTGGCAGTAATTTGGTTGGTTGTCTGTCAAACATCCAAACGGAGCCTAGGCAACTAGGCTCTTTTGGTTTAAGTAAAATTAATTGACAATCGTAATGGATTAAATTATATTTGTATTAAAAGGTAAGCTAATGACTATATCAGATGTAATATCTAGAATTAAAGTTTCTAATAAGTTTATTAGTGATGATGACTTGGTGTCCGATAGATTTATATACAACACTTTAAAGACCAAGGCAAGTGCTTTACTTAGAAGAGAAATTAACCTTAGAAAGTTACTAACCTCTGACAACGTCTACAGTGCTTATGAATGTATCCACTTAATAGAAGCTCCTGGAGCTGAGTGTGACTTAAAGTGTGATATCCGAAGAACTCGCAAAAAACTTCCTAAAATTGAAGAGGGACTATACTCTTACTTTATCCAGGGTGTATTCAACACCTCTAACTCGGAAGAGATTTTTCCTACAACTATTAGGGACTTTATTAACCACACACGTCTAAGAGTAAAAACAAACAGATCTTATTATACTATCCGTAATGGATATCTCTATGTGTTGAACCCTGACGTAGAAGCAGTAAACATGTATGCATATTTTACAGAGCCTGTTAATCCTGCACCTTGTATGTCTATGTATGATATGGAGTTTAAGTTTCCTGAGTATCTGTTAGATGCTTTGTTTGAAACTACAAACCAAAGTTTGGTAAACTACCATAAAATGCTTCCTGAACCTCATAGTGATAACGAAGATGACCAGCCTTAATACTAGAAAATCTATTAGGTCAGATGTAAATCCGACTAGTAGAGCTACTTACGATAAGTTTGTAAAGACTACTGGTCGTATTGATATCTCATATGAGATGTATACAAAGATTATTCTTAAAGTCAACGAAAAGGTAGTAGACAAAGCTATTACAGGTAGATATGCCGTAAGGTTTCCTAAACTAGGTATTTTAAGTTTAGTTAAAGTAACTCCTACAAAACTCGTTCGTAAAATTGATTGGGGTCGTTACCATAAAGATGGTGTATATACCACTTTTAAGAACTTTCATTCAGATGGTATGATGTACAGACTATTCTTTTACTTGTACGAAAGGAAGAATACTGAGTTTGGATTCTATAATTTTCTATTAAGTCGATCTAATCGTCAGCTTTTAGCCACTAAAGTAATTAACGATGAAGTACAATAACTATAAATACATAACATCTGAGCCTCTAGTTGCGGAGGTTAAACAAGAGTTGAAAACTTACTTTGAGGCAGGTGCCGTAAGTGAAGTTCTTATTCCGACTTTTGTAGACCAAGCACTACGTAAACTTAATGTACTTGCATTGAGGCCTGAGGAAGCGGTAGTACGCATCGAAGATTATAAGAGTGAGATGCCTTATGACTTCTATTTACTAGACTACGTGTTGTCTTATTCTTCAGATGTATTTTGGGATTCAGCAGTTAGTTCTGTTATTGGTACTTGGTATAAAGACATCCAAGTAGATGGATGTAGCACAGAGTCAAGCGTGGAGATGTTTGAACGGATTACTATTCCTATGCCTGGCTTTAGGATTATGCTCAAGCATCCCAAGTGGATTAGGGTCTACTTTGACTCCACGTCACTTTGCACTGAGAATTGTCAAAACCTTAAGGTAAGCAGTACTGACATTATCAAGATTAATCAACACAAAAAGATATCTGCTACTTTCCAAGAAGGTTGTTTATATGTTAAATACTTTTCTAGACCTGTAGACGACTATGGAATGGTTATGATTCCAGAAGTAATGGAGGTAGAAGAGTATGTTAAGTCTTACTTAAAGTATAAGTTCTTCGAGCAAATGTGGCACTCTGTAATGGATGAGTCTAGCAAGCAAGTAGAGGCCAAACTTCAATACTATAAAAGAGAGCAGTTAGAAAAACTTCAGGCTGCCTACAATATACTCATGAGCAAGACTAAACAGCAAATCGCTGATAGTATTGTTCGCACACGTAATCGTTTTAGTAAATTTCATATAGGTTAACAATGGAGTTCAAGGGTAATCAAAATACCAACGGTCTAAACTTAGACTCGGTCAACTGGCAGGTTCAAGGAAATCAGTTGACTTGGGCATTGAATGCTAATATTCAGTCCCATGATGGTAATACATTTACCTATACAAATGAAATGTCTAACCAAGTCTGCGTGGACTTTAGCTCGTTTAAAGCTGGCTATAGGATCGTAGGACTCTTAAATATTATAGAACAGAACCGTGTTGTTGTCTTCCTAGTAGGACCAGACGGTAAAGGAGAGATAGGAGTAATTACAAACAATGGTTTAGACTGCATTACTAGTGAAGAAGTTGAAACCGACTGCGGTTGTGTTGGGGGTAAGGTTTTAAGTTCTACTGTGACTAAAGTTAAGAACACCTCAACTTCAGCAAATCCTAATTGTATTTATGGTATTATCTACGAATCTATTAACAATGCTGCAGGTGAAGAGCCTGCTTTTATTACTAATTATAATTATTACTACGTAGATTGTAACGGCAATAGAGTACAAGGCAATACAAGTTCGTTAGTATTTACCACGGTAGCAGATTGGTATGCAGATAACGGTTATACTCCAGATGCTTCTATGTCACCTACTTATTTGGCTAGTAGAGTCAATGTAGTATGTTATGACCGCATTGCTACAATAGATTGGTCTAATGAGTTAGGAGACGGTTCTAGTCCTAGAGTAAATCCTTTTCAGCATCCAAATGCTAGTTCAGCAGGGTTTGATACTTTTCCCTGTACATCTTTAGTTACAGAAAAGTCTTGTTGTGATTACGATGCAGTCTTGATAGATGAATGCTGTGCAGATTGTTGTCAAGATTGTTACACTGTAACTCTTCAAACTATTAATCCTACAGTTCCTCCTGGAAGTTCTACAGGTCAAGTAGTAATTGAGTACACAGATTGTAACGGAAACATAGTAAGTATAGAAAATCCTAACAACACCTTTGAAGGGTATGGGTCTTTCAATATGCTTAAAGATAGTTGGAGAGTTATTTACAGAGGCACTCCAGGGGTAGATGTTGTAGTTGCTTACGAGAATATCTATTCTACAGGAAACTGTAACCCTTGTTTAGATCCTTCTCCCTCTAATTGTTGTTTGAACTTTGACATTGAGCATCCTATCTATGCGACATATAGAGTAGATCAGTGTGAAACTAGAGTATACTTTGTAGATAAGAAGAATCCCCCTCGTTATTTGTCTCTTGAAAGACCACTTAACAGAGATGCTTGTGGAGAGAGTCAAGACTGTGGAGGAAAAAAGCTAGTAACTAAAAAGAGTTGTGGGGAGTTAAAGATATTTCCTGATACCTGCCACCCTAAAGTAACTCCTATCCGTGTAGGTACAGGAGGACAATTAAAGGCAGGTACGTACCAATTTGCAATAGCATACACAGATGATGCAGGTGTAGAGTTAACTGACTATTTTGACTTTAGTCAACCTATTCCAATCTTCGAAAAGAAACTTACAAATCTTATCGACTACGTTACTAACAATGCTATTACAGTTCAGATAGACCACAAGGTAAACATCTTTGATTATTTTAACTTAGTAGTAGCAGAGACAGTACAAGGAGTTACAACTACTTACCAGTTAGTAGGAAAGTATCGTGTAGATAAACAGTTCTTACAAGATGTTATTATCTATACTGGGGAAGTTAAAACTACTCAGTCTAGCCTAGAGCCATTAGTACGTACTCCATACTATAAAACAGCAGGTATCGTAGAAAGTCAAAACGACATTTTATTATTGGCAGATTTAGAAAAAGAGGCTCAATACAACTTCCAACCTTTTGCTAATAAGTTAAGATTACAATGGGAAACAGTAAAGATGCCATTTGGAGACAAGTGGGATTACTCAAACCCTGAAGTAGCTTGTGTATTTCGTACCTACCAAAGAGATGAGGTGTATGCTTTTGGTATTAAGTTTAAACTAAAGACAGGTAAGTATACTGAAGTATATCATATTCCAGGTCGTGCAAAAGACGTAGTACCTGGAGACACAACTTCTATTCCTACCTCAAGCGGAGATAACTTCATAGAAGAAGGAGATTGTTTAGATGCACCTTTGGCTAAACCAAAGTGGGAAGTGTATAATACTGCAGGAGTCGGCACTACTGTAACACCAGTACAACCTACAGAGTTGGAAAAACAGTTCTCTTGTGCTATCTTAAATGATAAACGAGGAGAGTTTGCATATTGGGAGTCAAAAGAAATGTATCCATGTAACGAACAGATATGGGATACTGATGCTTGGGGTAATGCATTGGCAGGTACACCGATTAGATTTCATAAATTCCCTGACTCTAACATCAGCCACATTCATGATGGTTTACATAACTCAGGTTCTTTATTCCCGAATTTTGACCAACAGACCAACGTATTTCCCATAGGAGTAAGAGTAGACGCAGGAGTATTTAATGACCTACTCAACACGTTGTCTATTGAGAATACATCAGCTCCAGAAAGTCCTTACTTAGCAAAAGATTTAATATGTGGATACGAGATAGTATATGCATCAAGAGTAGGACACAAGTCTGTAGTAGCAAAAGGTCTTCTATATGACGTAGGTTACTTTAGAAGTAACAACGGAGAGAAAGAATACTACTACCCTAACTATCCATTTAACGACATTAACTGGAGAGGAGATTCTGTAGTATCAGATCCATACTTAAGAACAAGTAGTGATTGGTATAATAAACAGGATAGAAGAGAAGCTTTGGGAGGAGATTTAAATGAATTCTCTCATAATGGATTTGTCACTTCTAATACGTTAAGTTACAAGCACAAACGATTTACCTTCCACTCTCCTGACACACACTTCTCTTACCCTAGAATAGGTTCTGAGTTAAAACTAGAGACAGTAGAGATAGGTAAAGTTAGAGGCCACTTTGTAGAAGTAGAAGAACATAGTAAAATTAAACTCTTTACTGCACGGGTAAGTCAAGTTTCTGGTTTACTATCTACCCTGTTGAATATCAAAGATTACACCTTGGATACTTCAAACTTGTTTAATGATCAGGCTATGTTTGTACAGTTAATTGAAAAGTTTGTACCAAAGATTAACTTAGCTTGGCAGTATAACGGAGTAGGTAAATATAATGGCTATAGAACTATTGCTAATGCAGGACATAAACGCAGAAGAGTTCAGTTTGGAAATTATGCCCCTAGTGAAATCTTGACCTTTGGACAGGGAGAAAAACCCTTCCACAACAGATTCCGTGAGACTAGTGTTTACTTGTCTCTAAATGGAGAGTTTGATCACCACCACAGCGACTTAATTGACAACTCAAGATATATCTCTAGCGAGGATTCAGTAGACAACGCTACAGATGTAAACGACTCTCGTACTACAAGAGCATACTACGGTTCTATTAAAGACTACAGACCGAGTCAATACGGTCCTTTGACAAACCTAAGTTATATGTCAACGGGTTACTCAGTAGATATAACTACAGACCAATCAGGAAACGCTCGTCAAATAGAAACGTTTTACCCTGCTTTTGGTGGAGATACTTTTATCAATGCATTTGCACTTAAACGTAAGCAGTCTTTCTTCCGTCAAAACTTAGCAGGTAAGCCAGACGACATTCCTATTAACTATTACTTGTTTCCTAACTTAGGATACCCTACATATTTCTATGGATTTAACTCTAATACAATAGACGTAGTACAAGTATTACAAGATCAGTTGGCAACTCTCATTGTTGAGATGGCAGCGGTTGGAATTATTGCCGCAGCTATTGCCTACATGGGAGACGCTAAAGGTGCGGGAGAGATAGCAATGGCTGCTGTATTAAATTTACCTAAAGCAGCTCTACTAGATACTGTATCTGATTTATTAGGTGGCACTAGACCCTTTGTCTTCTTGGATGATGACGTAACCTTTACAGCACCTAATAAAAGCTATTTCTACTACAAGGGTAAAGTATACTTATTCTCTTACGGCATTCCTGTATTCTTTGTAGAATCAGATGTTAACGTAGACTTCCGTCATGGTAGAAACGAAAGAGAAGAGAATTTCTATGGAGCTAAAGAACTTGGAGAGATTCCTGACCAATGGTTGCAAGAAGTAAACGTACCAATTAAATATGACAACTTCTATTATTACAATCCAGGGTATTCTATTCAAAACAAAATCAATCCTAACTTCCCATACAATGAGAATTATCCTGAGTTGTATTGTGAGACAGATTTGTTTAACCGTGTAATTTATTCTGACCAAGGTAATATTTACGGCAAGGGTGATCCGTGGTTAAACTTTAGAAGGGCTAACTTCTATGACTTTCCTAAGAGCACAGGAAAACTTATTGCTTTGAATGGTATTGAGAACGTTAAAGTTTATGCACGTTTTGAAAACAACACAAAACTTTACAACTCTATCATCACTTTGGATAGCAACAATCCTATCTCAATGGAGATTGGAGATGCTAGTATGTTTAAACAAAAGCCAATTGAACTCTCCACTTCAGATGTAGGATACTTAGGTACACAGCATAAGGCATTTGTTAAGACAACTCATGGAGGGTTTTGGGTAGATGCACGTAGAGGCCACATTTATAAAGTAGGGGGTAGTGACGGTATAGAGGAGATTTCAAACAAAGCTTCTATGAACTGGTTCAAAGAAAACCTTCCTTTCCAGATTATTAAAGACATTCCTGAGTTCCCTGTTGATAATACCTTTAAAGGAATTGGTATTGCAATGGGATGGGATGAGAGATATCATCGTGTGTTTGTAACTAAACTTGATTACAAAATTAAAGTCCAATACATAGATGATATAACTTACCTCAACAAAAAGCTGTATTACAATGATGTTGAGATTGAGTTGGGAGATTTGACGTACTTTGAGAATAAGTCTTGGACAATGAGTTACAATGTTTTAACGAAGACTTGGATTTCATTCCACTCATTCATTCCAAACAATTACGTATCTTTTATCGACCACTTCCAGACAGTTACAAAGACATCAACTTGGAATCACAACTTGTCTCCTTTAACATATCAAACTTACTATAATCAATTCTATCCTTACATTATAGAGTTTGCCGTAAACAGTGCGCCTAACTCAGCAACTGTAAACTCAGTAACCTACTTTCAAGATGTACACAAGTACTACAATCGTACTGAATACTATTCTCTAGGTTCTAATAGTGATAAGAACACTCCTAACTTTACAAAAGCAATCATTTATAACAAGGAGCAAGTGTCTGGTATTGTTAATTTAGTTCCACAACTCTCTAATAACGCACGTCAGCGACTTATTTATCCTAGAGTATCAGGAGTAGGTCTAGAGGTATTATTAAGCAAGAGAGACCACAAGAATAGCTTTAATGGATTTTGGGATGCTACTAACAATAAAAAGAACTTTCAAAACTTATTTAGCACAGATTGGGAAGATGTTAGAACTACTTATCCAATAGACAAAGTGGTGAATCCTAAGGCAGTTATCTATACTACTTACAATATGGGTAAGCAAAAGATTAGAGCTACTTTCTGTAAAGTAAGATTAATTCAAGATAAGTTTAACCGTTACAAGTTCATTAACAATTTACAACTAACCCAAATAAATAACTCAATAACATGACACCAGAATTGATAAGTTCTATGAAACCCGAAGTGGTTTTAGGACAGATGTTTCAATCTAGAGATATGATGCATATTGCACATTTTCAAACTACTTCGTATGCTCAACATAATACGTTACAAAAGTATTACGAGGGAGTTCTAGAACTTACCGATGAGATAGCAGAAGTGTACTTTGGATGTATTGGCAAAAGATTAAACTTTAAAATCCCTGCTTCTGATTACATGAATCCTGAGACGCACCTAAAGCAGTTTAAAGACTACATGAAGAAGAATAGAACTGTGTTTGGTATGGATAGAACTGATGTACAAAATCTTATAGATGAGTTAATCGCTTTAATCAATAAGACATTATATTTGCTTACACTAAGTTAATTGCTTAAATACGATGAATAACTCAAAACTACAGGAACTTTATTATGCTAAGTCGGGCATAAAGATGAAGAAAGGTGGTAGCTGGATTAAAGATGCTATTAAGAAGCCAGGTTCATTTACTGCACAAGCTAAAAGAGCAGGTATGTCTACGGCTGCTTTTAGAAATAAAGTACTTGCTAATAAAGAGAGTTTTTCTTCTACTACAGTAAAGCGAGCACAACTTGCAAAGACATTGTCTAAAATGAAGAAGTAATGAAGTCATCTTTATTTGAACACTACAAGGCTAAGTATAAGGTAGGAGGTAAAACTCCTGTCAACGCTAAGGGCATGTGGTATCAAGACGGAGATGTAGTAGTTCCCTCAAACAACATTACTATGAAAGGCCCCAAAGGAGAGAGTGATTACTTTAACTCTCCTATAATGGGTATTGGTATGCAAAGTGGTACTACAAAAGTCATGCAGCCAGGAAAAGATTATACTTTTCCTAACGATAAATCTGTTTACGAAACTAAGAAGTTTCAACAGGGAGGTGTAGATTATCAAAAGAGATTAAACGAGTACATGGCTAAAGACACCCAAAGGTCTAAAGTTATACCTAAAGGCGTGTCCCTAGACACAGATCTAAAAGATATACAAAACCAATACTTAAGGCAAATGGACGCTACAAAGAATGTTGGCGATTTGTCTCCTCAAGTATTAGAAGCTATTAAAAGCAGTGGAATCAATCTTAGTTCCAGAGTAGCTTTACCCTCAGAGTTAGGTAATTTAAACTACAGTGGCTCTTACAATCCCTTTGACACTAACGCTAGTGAGAACTTACTTAACAATTTATCTTACAGTAAAAATCTACCTAAGGGAAGTATAAGAGTAAGCCCCAACAGTCAAACACTAAACTTAAGAAGTAAGGATAGTAACCTTAGTGTAAGTAGAAGAATGTCTGACTCAGAAATATTGAATCAGTTAAACTTTAATACTCAAGTACTTCCAGAAATATTATCTGTTTACGGAGGCACAGAGTTCAAGGGTAAAGACGCAGTTACTCTTAAGGGTCTTGACCCACTACAACTACAAGCCAATGTAGATGCTAACTTAGGCATACAAGGGCAGGTAGGTCCTTTAAGATATAATGTCGAAGGACAGTATAATCCTAAAACAGGAATGACCTACGAAGGTGAAGCCTCCTTGAATCTACTTAAAGACCGTCTTAACATTTCTGGCAACATTCAAGCAGAAAATCAAGCAGTTCAGGGATACAACGTAGGAGCCAATTTAGATCTTGGTAGAAATATAAATCTTAGTGGTAGTTACTCAAAACAAGCAAATCAACCTGGCAACTATAACATAGGATTAAGTTATATGAATGCCTTTGAAGAAGGAGGAGAAATCGAAGATGAGGAAGGTGAAGAAAAGAATGACGAGGAGATGGTGGAAGGTATTGCTGATATCTTAAGAAGAGTTAAAGATAAAAACAATAGAAAACAAATTGCAAAGCAAATGGTAGATGATTTTGAGGAGGAGGATGTAGAGTATAGTCTTGACAACTTTATGGAGGCTGCCAAAGTAATGCAAATGGGAGGCATGTCTATACCAGGAGTCAACGGGACAGTAGTAGCTAGTATTAGTCCTGTAAGTTTAAAAGATACTTATAAGAAGAAAAAGAAAAAATGAAAAAGCAAATGATAAAACGGGCTGATGGTTCTTACTCTCAACGCGGACTTTGGGATAATATCAGGGACAACAAAGGTTCTGGAAAAAAGCCCACTGCAGAGATGCTTAAACAAGAACGTAAGATTAAAAGAAACATGGCTGAGGGTGGTATAAACAATCCTGGCTTTGAGGCTTTACCTAGTTACGTTCAAGCTAAAATACAGTCTAATATGCAGGAGGGTGGGTTAATGCCTCAAACTGCTATAGGACAATCAGTACTTCAAGAAGCTATGATGGCAAAAATGCAAAGTGGTGGTAAGATGCCAGCAGATATTGCACGTGCTAGATTCATGGCTGCAGCTAATGGCAATGTAGGTCAAGCCAAAGCAACTGCTTCTAAGTATGGTTACAAAATGCAAGTAGGAGGATTTAGTCCTACAGGTATGCCTAATATGAATGCAGGTACAGCAGGATTTGATTTCTCTAAAGCCTCAGCATTTGCTAATGCCCCTAAAGAAGAAGTACCTACCGACATAGAAAGAATGGAACCTTTGACTATAAGAAGAAAACGTTCTTTTTTAGATAGAGTAAAAGGTAATGTAAGAAAGGCAGGAAGAGCATTAGGTCTAAGTAGTCCTGCTCCTAAGACAGATTCCCAACAAGTAATGGATGAGGTTGTTGGACAGTCTCAAGCTAATCAACAGGCACGTGCTGCTTCTTTTGTACCTACGAGTACACAAACAAGTAAAGCTGCATTTAATAAAATTAAGTCTGGTGATGTGTCTATGCAAAACATAGGGGATTACATGGAAGGCTTTGGTACTTACTTGAACGCAAGCAGTGATAGAAATGTTGTAACTGATTTATTTGATATTGGAACTGCTGGAGCAGCGGCTGTAGGTGCAACTAATATGGCTAGCAACTTAGCTAGTAGCAAGGCAGTTACTGAAAAGGTAATGCAGTCCTCAGTAGGTAAAGCAGTAGATTTAATAAACCCACTAAGTATTGGGGCTAGTTTAGTTTCAGGAGCAGCAAATGCGGCAGGTGAAGTTTCTGCAGGTAATTATACAGAAGGAGTATCAGCTGCAGGTAAAACAGCAGCATTGGCCGCTTTGAGAGGTAAGGCTGGTAACATCTCTGAAGGAGTTATAGGTAGAGGAGCAACTGCTGTTGGAAGAACTAAAGCAGGAAGTGCTGCAGGCAATTTAGTTGGTAGCGGAGTAAGTAAAGGTGCACAACATCAATTTAGTCATGCAGGGCAACATATGCTGTTGTCTCCTTTATTAGCTTACAAAACAGGAGGTAATACTAAAAATATGTATTCTAAAAAATACATGGCATTAGGAGCAAAGGTTATAGATACCTACGCAGCAGATGGTAACGATCCTAAATTTGAACAGTATTACAATCAACAGATTCAAAAACTAAATCAATCAGGAGTTACTAAAGCTGACTTGCCGACTAGAAACGCTGTATACGATTACTACAAGTCTTCTAACCCTAACTCATATGCAGACCAAACAGGTCGTATGATGTTTGACTCTCCTTCTGCTAAACCTATGTTAAAGTCTAACACTTTTACAGAGGCAGTAGATCCTAATACAGGACAAGTAGCAATGCAACCCACTAACTTAAAGAAGGAGATATTCAATCAAGAGGTTAAGAAGTTTGAAAGTGGAGGTACACTCAAAGACATGTATTACATGAAGAAGGGTGGACAATTTCCAGACCGGTACAAGAAGATGGGATTTAGTGGTGTAGACCAACCTAAAAGAACTACGAGTGGAGGCAAGAGTCATGCAGTAGTTACTAAGGTTGGAGGCAACTACAAGTTGATTCGTTTTGGACAAGCAGGTGTAACAGGAGACAGAACTAATACTAAGCGTGCAGCATCTTTTAAAGCACGTCACGCAAAGAATATAGCTAAAGGTAAATCTTCAGCGGCGTTTTGGGCCAACAAAATTAAATGGTGATAACTTACTAATATACAACAACATGGCAACTAAAGCAGCAAAATCTAAAAGTACTTCTACTTCTAATTTGTTTAAAGAAAAACCTAAGGTCAACAGACCAGGAGTTCATGCAAAGACAAGAACTTCTAAGTTAAAACAAAGTAGAAACTACAAGAAGCTCTCAAGAGGTCAGGGCTAAGTAATTACTTGCTTTTTCTCCTTAATCAATTATATTTGTATTTAGACTTTTAAATATAAATATTATAATTAATAAAGTTAATAATAATTAAAGTTAATGAATACTGGTAAAAATAGAGTTAAAGGTTTAAAGACGGCACTTTTTAGGAAGTATCAGACTGACCCTATAGTTAAAAATCCAACAGATATGTTGGGTATTCCTGACTTAACTCAAAGTATAGAAAAGGAGTTAAACTATAGATCTAGTCCTTATGACTACTCTACCCCTCAGCAAACTCCCAATGTAACTAGAGAAAACCCTGAAGGGTTTATGGCAGTTAACATTGATGAGAAGGCAGAAGTAGCACAAGAGGAAGCACCAACTATCACACCTCCAAGAGATTGGAGGAACTATGTAAGAGCAGGAGTAGGTGCAGTATCTAACATTAAAGGAGTACAAGATGACGCTAAAGGTCGTATGGACTTAACTGAAAGAGTTCAGAATTTAAATGACCAAGCTAGGTATATGCCTAATGAGTATGAAAACATGGCAAGACCTGGAAGTCAATCTGTAATTTTTGCTAAGCACGGTGCTGAAGTGCGTACAGGCACACAGACAGGGGCAGAGGAAGCTGAGCTAGAAAGAGGTGAAATGTTTATGCTTCCAAATCTAGACAGTTACGTAGTAGGTGGTAAGAAGCACCATTCGGGTGGAGAAAAGTTTGTACTGCCTCAGGGCACTATTGTATTTTCTGACTACTTAAAAGTTCCTGGTACAAGTAAAACTTTTGCCCAAATGGCAAAGAGTTATGATATAACAAAGTACCGAGAGACTTTGGAGAATCCACATGCAAAAGCAGTTGACAGAGATACTGCACAAATCATGATGGATAGGAACATGAAAAAGTTGCAAGAGTTATTTGGTATACAACAAGCCAAGAACGGCAACTCTAATGGAGAAGCAGAAACACAAAGTATGAGAAAAGGGCAAGCAGGTTTAATTAATGTAAACCGAGCTCCGACCTTTGGTCCTAATGCACCTGCCGTGTTGACTCCCGAACAACAACAACAGTACTACCTAAACCAAGGTATGTTTAATAACCCTGGATACTCTAACCAAAGTGCAACTTTAAATACTATTCCTGAGTATATGCAAGGGGATGTAGAGTTAGAAGCTAAGTCAGCAGAGGCAGACGCCTTAACTAAACATTTGCAGAAGTTAGATACAGCGGAAAAAACTGCTGAGATTGCAAAGAAAGCTACGGAAGCAAAACCAAATACAGGTTCTGCAGTTATGCCTAGTGCCACTACTTCTGCAGCACCTGCAGTTCCTTCGGTATTAACTCCAGAACAAGCAAAAGAGTTTGTTAAGAATCAAACTTTATTTGGAGACCAAGATTTAAACAGTACTAATAACCAGCTACAGCAATCTAATAACACGGCTGCTAAAGCAGGAGCTACTCAGGCAGATGTTACTAGTGCAGGAACTGTAAGTAAAGGTAATGGAGCCGATGAGAATTCTATCTACAGAAAGAAAACAGCCAGTGGTAGAAGTTATTACGTAGAGGGTCAAGGAGAATTTAAAGGTAAATCTTATAGAGACCAATACGGAGGAGATGTATTTAACTTAGTACGTAACCGTCTTAACGAGCACTACGAAGAGTTGACACCTACCCTTTTGTCTGCTTATCAGGCTCAGTTAAAAAATAAAAACTTATCAGTAGGTAGTGCAGAAGAATTAGTCGATGTAATGGAGTCAGGGAATAGCTCTTTGGTAGCTATGAGAAACTACTTTAAAGTCATTGGCAAAGAAGGAGACTTGTTTGATCCTGCTTTAGATAAGGGAGCTTTTGATAATATGGCTCAAGCTAAAACGGCTAAGTTATTTAAAGACTACGTAGAATCTCCTCAGTATGCGGCAGATGTAAAAGCAGGTAAAGCATCTACATTTATTCCTTGGTTAAAAGAACAACCTAAATTAAGTAAAGACTCTAAAGGTAATCCTATCTATACTTTGGAGAATGCGGAGATTAACCACGACTACACAGAAAACTACCAAGCGTCTTACAAGGCATTTGCTGCAGTTAAAAAATCTAAACCCGAATTACTAAAAGGGTATAGAGTAGCTCCCGAAGGATTACAAGATCACCAATGGATGGGACTTCCTATCTCTCCTGTGGATAGATGGGGTGGTAATACAACTATCGGTCAGATTAGTGCCTTTGAAGATGAAGAACCTATTAAACCTTTAAAGCCAAAGGAGGGTGTTAAGACTGGAGATGAGGGAGGTGATTGGAATAAAAAAATTAAAGAGAGTCCAGGAGGAGAATACATAAAAGCTCCTTTTGACTTCCCTCAACTTGCACCTGAATTGTATGGTATGGCTTCGGCACAGATGTTTGCATATCAACCTATGGACTATACAGCTCCATACTTGATGCCTCAAACATTGAATATACAACCACAGTTACAAGATATTGACAATTCTTATATGGCGGCTATTAATGCAGGTGCAGATCCAAACGCAGCATTACTTGCAACCTTAGGAGGAAAGCAAAGAATCTACTCAGAGAAACAAAACTTTGATGCACAACAGAGAGCAGCTACTGATCAATACAATGCACAAGCACGTTGGCAGGAAGATGTATATGACATGCAGTCTTTAGATAAAGTATACAATACTTTGATTGCACAGGCTGACGATGCTGTTACATCACAGCGTCAAGCATTGATTGACTCTGCTGCTAAGAAACGTGAAATGTACAATCAAGAAGAGAATCGTAAGGCATTGTATATTAATAACTTTGTAAGGAATTATAAAGTAGACGGTAAGACGGGAGCTATTACTGTAAAGCCAGATACTGTTACAAGTTTAGTAGACTTGGGGGAGATGTTGTTCAACAATCAAGTACAAGACAAAAGTAAAAAAAGTACCACAGCTACTACAGGCACTACAAGTACTACAAGTACTACAACTACAGAAGAATCTAAATAACTAAACTATGGCTATTTCAGCACAACATACCAGATTTGTCTCTCATGATTATATAAGTCCCCTACCAGCAGAGGACTTAATCAAAGTTGCTTTAAAGAAGCAAGAGATGTACGATGAAGGCCGACAAAAGATTAAGCAAGAGGTAGATAAGTATCAGCAGTTACGTGGTACCATTGTTAACGAGAATGCACTTAAGTACTTTGACCAAGAGATGGGTAAGTTTGTAAAGAACGTGAACGAAAACGCAGGACTTGACTTTGCAAACATTAACAACGTAGAAGCTGTAATGAACATAGGCAAACCACTAGAGAATGATAAGTACATTAAGATAGCTCTAAAGAATGGTATGGAGTATCAACGACGTACCAAAGAGTTGAGTGGTATGGCTAAGGATAAACGTAATTCTGATAATGATCTTGTATACATGCAAGATGCACAAGACTACATTCAGAATGGAGGTTTGGATACTGAGATTGTTCAAAATAAATCTTACGAGCAGTACATAGACATCAGTAAGAAATTAGCTGATGCAGAAAAAGAAGTTCCTGCAGAGACGTTTGAACGTATTGAACAAGGTCCGCAAGGATACTTAAAAGAGGTTGAGTATACTCGTAAACGCCAACAAGACATTTATGAGAGAGCAATGCTTGGAATGACTCCAGCAGAACAACGCCAACTACAGATTCATGCACAAGCTGAAATGTATAGAATGGGTGATGGAGCTGCATATCAAGTATGGGTAGGACACAACAAACAGGAAAAGATACTAGCAGAGACAACTCGTAGAGAGGCACTCGGTGGTTTGTCTTCTTTAGAATCAATACCTCCTAACCAAAGGACAGAAGCACAAAAAGAAAGTATCCGTCAGCTTCAAAACATTATAGAAAGTCAAGAGTCAGTAATCAACGCTACCAAGACAAACATTGAAATGAATCCTGATGAGTTTGATGCAGGTGAGTACACTGACTTGTTTACAAAAAGATTCTTAACAGGTTTCTCTAAAAAGCTAGCCTATGAGAATACAAAGGTTGACTTAAAGGAAGACAAAGTATTCCTTATTGGACTAGAGCATAGAAATAAAATTAGTCAGATTAATGCTGAAGGAGCACAAGATAGATTAACTGCTACCGTAGAGAATGACATTGAAAACTACAACGTAGCAAGTACTTCAAGTTTAGGTATTCTTAAAGGGGTTCCAAATTTACTTAGTAAAGACTTTAAGTTGGATCCTGCCAAAACGCCACAGCAACAGATTGACGATGTTATTACACAAATCAATAACATCGACCCCAAGAAGTTAAGTGCAGTTAATAAGAACAAGTATGTTACCGAGTTGGCTAGTCTTAAAGCATTTTATGATTCAGCTATTAGAGGGGCAACAAACAGTAAGATTGTATTAAATCGTTCTTCTGGACTTGGTAGAGTAGAAACATCTGCAAGTGACTTGTTGACTCGTTCTATCTTTGACGTAATGGCGAGTGGCAATACAATTGAGGTATTACAAAGAAATGCTCCTAAAGCAACTGCAGCAAAAGAAACTCCAGAACAAAAAGCAGCCAAGACAAAAGCTGAAATAGAAGCTGGATTTAAAGCTATCTATCCTAATAAGCCTAAAGCTGAAATTGATAAGTTAGTGCAGGATGCAATGGAAGAGAAGCTAAGTAAATAATTTTAAATATAAAACATGTTTTCTCCAGGTACCGTAAAGGCAATAGGACTTATGTCCAAAGGTGTAAGTGCTGACAAAGCATTTAGTGTGGGTAATGAACTTGATAGTCAAGTTGCTGCAGTAAGGACTAATTTTTACGCTAACAGTACGTTAGGTGTATATCAGTCAATGGGTACTGCAGCTGCTCCTGTACCTAAAACTACACCTACAGTAGCTCCACCAAAACCTGTTCCCTCTAACAAATCATTGGCAGCTATGATTCAGAGTGGGGAATACAAAAGAAATATACCTAACCCAGAAGCTTTAGATGCCGCAGGCAATGTGGCTCCTGCACCTCAGAAGAAACTTAGTACTGTATACGACCAGAAGTTTTTTTTAACTCCACAAGAGGAGTTAGACATTCACACTAAGAATGTAACTAATCCTCTAAAAATATATGGAGGAGAATTAACAAAAAACACTTGGGGTATTACAGATAAAAACTCTCAGATTAGTGCTGCATCAGAGCAAGTAGCTAAACTGTTGAATAAAGGTTTTGCTACTGCAGATACTTACAATTTAACACCAGAAGCTATTGCACAGCAAAAGGCTACTGCAAGTAGTCGTTATGCAAATTTACAAGCTACTGCTAGTAGGTTTTTAAGTAATAGCGACGACCTTAATGAGATACAAGAATCTAAGAAAGCGTTAGATGCACAGATAGACAAAGAGTTAAATCAATTAGGATACACGTACACTCCACAGCAATTAAGTCAATTGCCTCAAGGAGCAGCTATGAACCTTGCTGCCTCTGGGGCAGATGTAAATGCTGGTAGAAAGGCAGAGTTAGTTAAACTTAAGGAGTCTTTAGATAAGACTTATCAGAATAAAGTATTTAATATTGCAGGAGGACAACGTGCTCAGCAATTAATAACTGAAATCTCTCAATCTACAAACGTAGATGATTATTTAAAGAAGCAGGTAGCACTTGGAGGTATAACTGACCTAGTACTTGGTCCACTCATCAGACAAGCATATCCAGACAAATATTTAAATCGTCCTTTGACTCCTGAAGATTTAGAATTAGGAGGAGAAAAAGTATTAAATGAACAAGCACTTCAAAGGTTTGAACAGAATACAACTTTAACTGTAGGAGAAGCAATCGCTGAGAACAGATATGATAATACACGTAATCATATTATAAATGCCTACCAACAATTGGGGGAATCTATAAGTAACCAATTAAGTAGTGCAGCTCTTACGGTGGTTCGCAAACAAGAGGATTTAATCAACACTAGTAAGAAAGCAAACTTAAGTCCTGAGGAATACAAGAAAGTAGAACAGCAGTTTAATTCCTCTAAGAAGGAACTAGAAGTATATCAAAAGTTAATAGGTAAGACAAACGAAGTTTATAGCTATGATGCTATGAAGAAAGATGCGTCTATTAAAAACTTTGCAGGTTCTTATCTAGAGGAGCAAGAGGCAATTCTCAAAGAAAGTAAGTTATACTACTCAGGAGAACTAAATGGTTTAGAGAAAGGAATGGCTGTTGCAGCTAAGACTGCTGGGTATTTAAGTTCTGCGGTTGTTAAATTAGGAAGTAATATAACTGAAGGCTTAGGTATAGTTACAGGTTGGGATGGGTTAGCAACTACAAGTAGACGTATAAGTAATTACGTCTCTCCTAGAGAGTTGATAAACTTTGATATACAGAATAATAAAGGGGAGTTCCAAACAGGAATGGACTTTTATTTTGTAGATGATGAAGGCAATCAGAAGTTTCAACCAACATCTTTGTTATATACAGGTGCAGAGACAACACCGTTGGTGATAGCAACCGTATATGGAGGTGCAGGAGTTACAGGTTTAGGAGGTAGAGCATTGAAGTCCAGTCTCAACAGTTTAACTGCTAGGGGGTTGATGAGTGCTCAAAGAGCTGGACAATTTAATAAAGTATTAACAGCTACAGGTAGTTACGGACAAGCACTAAGGTCTACTGTATCTCAGAGTAGTAATGGCTTAGTAAGAGCATTGGCAGACAGAATACCAAGTGCAATGTCTATGGGAGCCTTAGTATATCCACAACAGTTTGCAGCTACTTACAACGAGTTATATCAAAAGGGAATTAAAGACGCTAGAGGGAAAGCCCACACTATTGCTGCTTTGACTACTGGAATAGAAGTCATTACAGAGAACATATTTCCTGATATGAAGTACTTAGATGACTTCGAAGTAAAAGGTTTCAACAAGAACAAGTGGACAGGTAGTTTGCAACAGTATAGAACCTTGTATGGAGATGTTTTTGGAAAGACATTTTCTGGCAAGACTCTAGACTACTTAGCAACTCAATCATTATCAAACTTAGGTAAGCTTGGTGCAGGTGCTAGATTCGTAGCTAAAAGAGGAATAGAAGAAGGTCTTGAAGAAGTAACGGCTGAACTAATGAACTACTTTGCTGACAATCATATGGGTGTGGCAGCAATGAAAGGAGAAGCTCCTAGAGAACTAGAAACCCAAGACATCGTAAATGCTTTCTCTGGTGCATTCCTAGGACCTCCAATTGGTTTAGGGACACAAGTATCAAACTACGAAAAGAATCGTAAGACAGGGCAGTTGTTTGATATTATGATGAATAGTCAGTATTATAAAAATAAAATTAATACTGAACTAAAAGCAGGCAACCTTACTCCACAGCAAGCCTCTGTTGCTATTGCTAAGATTCAAGAGTTAGAAACTATAGAGCAACAAAACGGAATCAAGAATCTAAGAAACTTTCAAACTAACAAGGAGATTGAAACTTTGGATGATTTGATGAGTGACCCTATTATGCAGTTTGACTACTTTGAAAAAGTATTAAAGAAGCAAGACATAGAAAAGAAACTTGCAGATGCTGGTGCTACTCAATACACAGAAGCTCAAAGAGAAGATTTAATTAATCAGGCAGAGGAAGCAAGTAGAACAATTAATAACTATAAAGAAAGATCTGACTTTTATGGTCAGATGACTGCTGCTGATAAGAAAGCAGTTCTAGATAAAAATATAGACAATAAAGTTAATTTATCTAGAGGATTAGATTCTGAGAATCTAGAAAACATGTCAGCTCAGATAGAACAGTTGACAGCAGAGGCTCGTGTAAATCAAAGACCTGAATACTTTGTAGAAAGTTTAAGAAGATATAGAGACAATCTAGCACAGATTAAAACTGATAGAGTTGTAGCACAAGAGAGAGCATTTGAGGATGGAACTTACAACCCTATTGTAGATCAATTAGAGAATAAAGTACCCGCGACTTCTATCGGAGGTTTTGATACAATAGAAGAACTAGAAGATTCTTTAGTTCAGGCAATGATGAGTCCTGATAGAGGTAAAGAGTTGTACATGTTTTTAAGTGGAGATTTAGACCGACACTTAGAAAACCTAGACAAAGACTCAGAGGCGGTAATAGAAAACTTTCTTGAGAACCTTAACGCTAAAACTAAAACTGCAAGTACACTAGAAGCAGAGAAAGAAGGAGAAGAAGAGACAGATCCAATCAAACGTTATAGTTCTTTGAAGGATTTAAGTGAAGAGCAGTTTGAAGAACTTACTGAGGTTCTAGCAGTTATTAAGAACGAGCATGACGATTTAACAGAACGTAAGGAAAAGATAAACACTATCTTAAACGAGGCGGTTTTAAATACGATTGCTAAAGGTAATGTTAGTATCGAACAGCAAGAGTCCTTAATGGATAATGTTGCTATGAAGTTTCAAGCTGTCTCTAGATTGCTGACAGGCGACCAAGCATTTGAACAAGAAATCTTTTACGATAAGTTTAGATTCATAGAGTTTGTTGCTCAGAATGCCGACAAGATAAACAAATACATTAGCGATGTTAAAGCTACCCAAGAGCAAGTTGAGACTAGAGAAGAAGTAACTATAGAAGAAGCAGGAGTAACATTTACTGCCCCTGAGTTATTGCCTGAAGATGTAACTGTTGCGTTTGAAGAAAGCATTAAGCAGTTAGAGGAAAGTCCAATAGATTTTACAGGTAGTTCTATCTTAGGGACTTTTGTTGATCAACAGGAATACAGCAATGCTAGAACCAAACTAATAAATGGTTTACTCGTAGATGTGGCAAACTCAGCATCACTTGACTCTGCTAAAGCTAAGATGGCTGCAGTAATGCAAGCCGCTGGTGAATCTGCAGAAAACATCCAAGAGACATTAAACCTAATGGATACTGTAGGTAAAGGTATGCCTATAATGGAAGATACAGGTACTCACATGTTTGACATGCTTGACATCGTAGGGGATTTTACAAGTAAGTTTATTGGTAAGGCAGATAAAGCAACTCAAGTTAACTTAGGAGTAACTCCTATAGAGGCAGTAGTGGAGACAACAATAGATGCAACAGTTCCAGAAGAAGTTGTAACTGAGGTAGTTGTACTTCCTATTGTAGAACCTGCGGTTACTTTAGAACCTGCAGTTACTGAAGAACAGAAGTCTACCCTTGCACAGACATCTAATGTGAGTTCTACCTCTCCTCTTTTCTTTGAGGCAAAAGGTAACAATCCTTACTTTCAAGCACAAGAAAAGATTATCAAATCAATTACTAAAGAACCTTCCAAGACTAAGCCAGTACTTGTCGATATGTTTACTGTAATTGAAGAGGTGTTAGGCACAGAAGTTCTCAGAGAGATAGAAGACATATTCAACGAGATACAATCTACTCCCACTTTGTCTGATGAGAAAATGGTAGAACTCTATGAGAAGTTTAAGAGATTAATCCCTGTAACCTTTATGAAGGCTAGTGTAAGAGACTATATCTTCTCTACACAGATGATAGACAAAGTATCAGTTGCTGATGTAAGTCAAGTGGACAAGATTAAAGAGAACGCTACCATAGAGGAATTGATGGCATTAAATCGAGGCCGTAAGGTATCTGTACAAATGGCAGATGGTCGTAAGTTTGGAGAAGCCGTAGTGCAATTCAAAGAGGGTAAGTTGTTACTTTTAGTTAAAAATGGTAAGAGTGTCATAGAATCTGACGGAAGTGTAACTACAACAAACTTGTGGTTACAAGCCGATCCTACTAAGGACAAGATAAACGGTTTAGTTTACCCTAAGATTGGTTCTAACCCTATTACTTTCAGTGCTATTAATACATTGGTATTTGCTACTATCGATGAGTCGGGTAAAATTCAAAAGTTTGACACTGAGGGTAACAAAGACAGTAATGGTAAGAGCAGTTTGTTTTTATACCTACCTACATCTAAAGGGAAAGCAAACCCTACCCCAGTCGACCAACAGTTTGACTCTTTGAGAAAACAAATACTAGTAGGAGGCAGAGTAAAGCACGAAGTGTCTTTGGTAAGTATTCCTTATGCCCAAGAAATAAAGACTATTGAAGATCCAAATAATCCTGAACAAACAATTCAACAGAACTCTGGATATGTGATAGAGTTCAATAACTCTGACATCATTCCTACTCTAGCCTATCCTACTGCTAGTGTTCAGAAAGAAGCAGTTAAAGTAAAAGAACAAATAGCAATGCCTACTGAGAAAACTCAAGCAAACACAGTGGCTGCGTTAGAAAAACTGATTACAGAGTCAAAAGCCATAGGTGATCCTAGCAAGGAAGGTTATGTAATTAACGGCAATAGATATGAACGTCAGTCGGCTTTTGTTCAAAGAGTACTTGGAGAAAAGAAAGTAAATACAGAAGACAGCGTACGTAACATGGAGATGGGTGCAGCTGTAGGAAACTTCGTCGATATATTAGGTCGTGACATCTTAGGAGGTAAACCAGTTAAAAAACTTGACGATTACTTAAAAGAAGTACGTCAGATGAACAAACCTCTAAGAGACAAGCAGGGCTATGAGTTAGAAGTAACTCAAGAACAGTTTGATGCTTTGGTAGCGGAAATGCAATCAGTAGCAAAAGAATTTGAAGACAAGGGATGGAAAGTATTTACAGAAGGTTTAATTGTACATCGTGAGTTTACTCAAGAAGAAAAAGATGCTACAGGATACTTCGGAGTAGCAGGGGCGATGGATATTGTAGCGGTAGATACGGAAGGCAACACTCACATCATTGACTTCAAGAACAAGAAGTTTAACACACTGCAGAAGTTTACTGATAGCATGTACTTGATGAATCCTAGATACCCTTCGGCAGTATCTAAATGGAGCACCCAACAATCGACTTACTCTATACTTAGTGAAGACTTTGATTTGTCTCCTAAAACAATCAACATTCTAGCATTTGCCTCAGAGTATGAAGAGAGTAGTATCCCTGATACATCTAGGCAACCTAAAGCACCACAGATACCTGGAGTACAAAACAACCCTAAAACAGTAGGTAGTAATGTAGAAGTAGTAGTTACACAAGACGCACAAGACAAACCAAGTATATTTAATCCTTGGATAAATCAAAAGATAGATGGCTCAAGTGGTTCAGCATCCTTAGTAAATGCAGAGACTCAGAAACTATTTGACTTGGGACAAAAACTTGATAACGAAAGTGCACCTTGGACTATTGGTAGTTTCCGTGCAGAAGTATCAGGCCGTAGAATCGTAGATGTATTTGCAGGAGGAGAACATTTCCTAGTATATAAATCAACAGGCACAGGTACTGGAGCAGAGTCTGAGGGTGAGTGGACTCCTATTACGGGGTTTGCTACTAATGGATGGTTTATCAAATCTATGTGGAATGGTAAGAATCCAAAGTTTAGTAAGTACGATAGTAAGACTTTCTTAGCTATACATAACTACTTAAACGAAAACGAAGGAAGCTTATTTGTTAAGCCAGGAGTTATAACAATAAAAGGATTAACTCTAGCATCTAACAAAGCACCTGTTATAGAGAAGCATAAGAGCCCTATCTCAGATACCATTATTAGTTTAGGTTATGACTTCCAAGTCATCAAGCAGATTAACGCAAGAACAAATACTCCTCAAGAGCAAGTAGCTGTTCAACCTGCTGCTATACAACTTACAGATGCTAAAGCTGACGTAGAAAGAAGAAGACAAGAAGAGTTAAGCAAAGGTATTAATGGATTTAAACAAGCAAAAAACAAAGAAGAACTTACAAAAGCTGTTAAAGATTGGATTGGGAAAGACCCTTATGATACTGGGTTTGTTTTTTTAAATGTTAGAGCTGCTCTTACTTCACCAGGCGGTTTTGAGAAAGGTAAAGAAATGTTGTATGAAAATCATATAAAACCTCTTGAAAAATTGTATAACGATAAGATCAACGCTAAATACGATGCAGAACTAGCTGCACTAGAACAACCTACTAGTATAGATGCTATTACAGAAAATATACCTGAACTAGGAGGAGCAAATTCACAAAGCACATTAAATGTGTTATCTTCGCTAGGCATTGATATTAACTCTGAGCTGGGTAGAACTGGCTTAGGAAACGGAGATAAAACCGCAGATAGTATTAATCCTAAACCCTGCACATAAAGATGAACGCTTGTAGCATTAAAGGTACTAATTACGAGAAAGAATACTTAGAGTTTCTAGACCCTTCAGCTGTGGCCTATGTATGGACACAGAACAATGAACAACCTTTGGATAAGATTAAAGTTGAAGACGAGGTAATTGACAATCCTCTGTATGAAGCTTTACTTGCACATCCAATTACAGAAGGTAATAGAAAGACTGCACTAGAGTTAGTAGCTCGGACTTTCTTTGTTAATTTTAAGAGCCAGTATGTTGCTGATGCCGAGGGTAGATATTCTGTTGATCAGGTAGTTGACTACGTAGAGAAACAAAAGCAACGTGTTAGGGAATTACAAGAACGTACCAAAGCGGCTATCAATACTCCTAGTAGTATGGCTATCAACTTCTTAGAAGCTGAGATTGACGGGAATGTAACTCCTATACATTATGCACCAGAAGAAGCACAAGAGATTTACGATACATTTCAGTTCCTATTAGGTTACGGTAAAAACTGGTACTCAGTATTTACCGCTTTGACTGATAAGAGAAACGAGATACTATCAAGATTCCAAGAAAACAAAACCTTTGAGGGAGATATTGTAAAGATTGTAAACTTAGAAAAAGTTCTTCAGAACTTTGATTTGTTTGTAGATTGGTATTCTTCTCAAGAAGGTATTGTAGGGGTTGAAGATTTAGAGTCAAAGAACGAGGATAGTGAGGATTGGAAGACAAAAGAAAAGTCACAAATCCAAAGAGCAGGTAGTGCTGTTATTGCCTTAGTAACAGGTTTACCTTCGTATAGAAACTCACTGTCTAATGAGGTAGAGGGGGGATTAGTACGTAGTGGTAATGCTATTCAACTAGAAGGTAATTTATTGGGACTTCCAAAGAGTGGAGATTTCTTAAAGAACTGGAAAATCCTAAGTAATGCATTGTCAGGTAAGACTACTTACACGGAGATGTATGACATTATGCTCAATCTTTCTAAGCAGTATCCTCAGTTTAACTACTTACTTCAAGATATGCCAGACCCTAGAGTTAAAGGATCTACCAAAGATGTCAAGAAGATGGTGTTAGTATCTGCCTTTAAAGGTATTCTAAGCAATCCTGAGGTAGTTTCTAACGTAATTGATATCTCGATTAAGGATAATGGAATGATTGCAACTACGTTGCAGAAAAAAGGATTTCAGAACGTACGCAATATTCTAGGTCAATATGATGCACAGTACTTTTTGTATAGGCCAAAGTATAAACTTATAGACGAGAGTGGAGAACAATACTTAAACGTAGATGCGTTAGTTAAAGACTACGAACAAACTTTTAAGAACATAGCTTCTGGGTTAGCTAAGAAAAGTGACATGAACTTGTATATGACAGACAACCGCTTGTCGGCTTTGTTAACTTTTCTACAAGACATTGGACTAGGATTAACCAATCAAGATTACCTAAACCCCAACAACAGAGACTTAACTACAAAGTTTATAGTTGATAACCTTTCACAGTTAACAACCATCTTCCAAAAGTTACGTGTAACTGCTGCGATTAATGCTAACTTAAACCCTGCAGATCAGATTAAGATTTATAAACCTCTTACTTATATCATCGGCACTGACGTACGTACATTTCCCAATGGTAGACAGATATCTAGAACTTTAGATATTACTAAGACAGGACAAGCAAGTATGAGTCCAACAGAGCTTGCAGAAGCTGACGACTTGTTTGAAAAGATTATCGCCTTTTCTACAACTAAAGAAGAGGCACTTAAATACATTAAAGACAGAGGTTACGAGGTGTCTTCACTTCAAGAACCTTTGTTTGAGAGTTATATCGAAGCAAGACTTGCAGGTACACAGACAGCTCCGTTTAAGGATTGGAGAATTGACGTAAGCAGTATATCTCAAGCTCTTAAAAAGGCAGTCAATAGTAAAGTTGTAACTTACAGTCTACAACAAGCTACTTCTTATTTACAGAAGAAGGAGACAGAGTTAAATCCTTTTACTAAGTTCTTTTCAAACTTTGACGTAGCATCTAGACCTACAGCGTATACAACGGCAGAGCAGAAGAAAAAGTTCATACGTTCCCCTTGGTCTTTTATGACTCAGCAAGCTTCCGCAGTAAACAAAGCTAAGAACTACGAAGAACTAATAAGCCAACCTGCCTATGCTCGTTTTGACTATAGAAAGAATCCAGACATACTAGGATCTATTTGGTTAAACCGTTTGTTTGGATTGCCATTAACTAAGGCAGAGATAGAAAAGAATCCATTAAGTAGTTATACTAAAGTCGTAGACAAGACTACAGGTCCACGTACAATCAATGTAACTGACTTTGGAGGTTTAGAACTTAAAGACTTTGACTCTGATAACTACGGAGGTCATACAACCAATTTACATCCTGGAGATAAAATTATCCAAGACTTTGTAAGTTTCTTCCAATCTACAGAATTAGAGAATATGCGCTTTGGAGATAAGACTTCTTCTTTAAGCACAAGTTTCTCTAACCCTATTCTAGCAGAGAAGATTTATGTACCTATCAATGTAAATCTTCTTAAATCTCCCACGGAAGAAGTGCCTATAGAACCTGAGTTGGTGGCTACGTTTAAGAACTACTTAGTTTCAGAAGTCACAAGGATATCTAATGCAATTGAAGCTGGTGAGGGTGTAGCAAAAACTACTTATAATAAAAACGCTAAGAATCTATTTATTTTTAATGACATTCTTCCCAATGAGATTGTAGAAGAGATTACAAAAGCTACCACAAAAGAAGAACTAATAGCAGGTTACCATAAGGCTGTAGCAGCTTTGCCACAATCTTTAAGTACTTACTTTGCAACTCAAGGTGAGTTATTCACTAGAGAGTTGGTAGATATTATGTCAACTCCTGTAAATTCTCAGGGTTATACAGTAGACTACAGTACACGTCTTGCACAAACTGCATCATATTTAAGTAAATTAAATATGATTAATGCTCAGTTACTTCCAGCTGCCGACAGAAAAACACCTCCTACAATTACAAGTCAGAATCTTCAGTACTTAGCACAAGTAATGCTGAAGAATGCTTTTATTAATAACGTAGAGTTCTTGAAGTTCTTTATTGGTGATATGTCTAACTTTAATGTTAAGGCAGACTATAGAGAGTTGTTTAAGAGACCTGCATTTTCAGCATCACCTGGTAGTCCAGTATTCTGGGATAGTGCCTTACAAGACTTCTTTGATACCGATACAGGACAAGATGCTATTAGTATAGCTTACACAGGAGTTGAGAATAAGTTTAATCCTGTTATCCGTACTGTAATCTATAAGGATGTACTTAGTTTTAGTAAGAGTGATTTTGAAACCTACAAAAAGGTTTACGATAGTGGTAATTGGGATATACTCTCAGAAGAAGAGAAGTCCGAGTTTGACGCTTACGTAAACAACCCTAAGGAAGCAGATGCTCAAGGTGTAGTTACACTTGACTTTTATAGAAATTATTTAATAAGTATAGGTAGATGGGACAGTACTAAACAAGAGAAGGCTTACCAACAGCAAGTACGTATTGCAGAAATTAATGTTGCACTAAAGGGCAACCCTGCTAATGCACAAGAATTAATATCAGAAAAGACCAAGTTAATTAACACTACTGGTTTGACTCCTTTTCCTCCTTTGAAGCTAGGACACTTTGGACCTACAGAGAGAGACCCAAAACAAGTAGCATTACATAAGTTTTCTCTAATACCTATGATACCTAGTGTAGTAGAAGGGAGACAAATGGAAAAGCAAATGATAGCCATGTATAATACGCAAGTAAACTATTATACATTCAAGTCTGGCTCTAAGATGTCTGACAATGCTGAACCAAGCGATTATTACGAAAAGGTAACACGTAACGGAGTAGAGTACTTAGAAGTAAAACAAAACATAGACGACAGTTTAGTTACTACACTCCATATAGAAAACTTAAGAGAACAGCAATATCAAGCTCCTAAGTATAAGGATGAAAGTACACTTGCAACTCAGATGATGAAGTTAATCTTTGGAGACTTCTACGAGTTTGGAGAACTCTCTGGAGACTTTAGTCTTGACACCCAGGAACGTATCTCAGGATTGTACAATGAGTTCACTAATAACTTAAACAACTTGGTACAGTTTGAAGTTATCAAACTAGAAAAGAAGTTAGGTATAACTAGAACTAACGGACAGATTGATGGTATTAATCAACTTCAGTTGGCTAGATATGTTGCAGAACAATTCGAGGAGAAAGAAGTTTCTGAAGGACTACGTAACTTTATTAAGGTAGATGAGCAAGGTAACTTTGTAAATCCTTTGGATGCGAACAAAGACAGAGATGAGGTAGAGGCTCTTATATTAAACATTTTCAACAACAAAGTTATTTCTCAAAAGATATTTGGAGAAAGCTTTATCCAAGTAGCTGGTACTGGATTTGAGAGAATCCGATTTGCTAACCCTACTCAACAACAGTTAGAACAGTTTGGAGCGAACGACTTAAAGTTTTATACCCTCAACCCCACTACAGGAGAAACAAATCCTATGGAGGTTAAGATTGCATTTAACCCTAAGAAACATGCAGGACTACTTAACTTGACTTACGAGGGTAAGAAGGTCGGCTCTTTACAGGTATTAAATAGTATTCTTACTTCTTCTACGGAAACGGCTAATAGTTGGAAAGAACTTCACAAGGACAAATTAACTATGGTTGGTGTACGTATTCCAGTACAAGGATTTTCTTCTATGGAGTATGCTATTGTTCGGGAGTTTCTTGATGAGTCTGCAGGTGCAGTAATGATTCTTCCTGCACAGATAGTAACTAAAACAGGAGGTGACTACGACATTGATAAGTTGACTTTCTTTATGACGGCCTTATCAGAGTCGGGAGAAGTAATTAAAAAAGAGTTTGACGTAGAAGACTATACCAGCGAGTTGTCTCGTCAAAAAGAACTTAAGATAAGTCTCTCTAGGTTAAAAGCTATTCAAAAAGAGATGCGTGCAGAGATGAGTGAGAATCCTATCTACGAACAACGCAAAGACATCAAAGATGAGATAAACATACTCAACGAGGAGATTGACGAAGCAATCGAAGGCATTAAGGAGTTGCTGGTTAATGAGATTGTAGGTCAAGAAGAGTCAGAGACTTTGTTAGATATTAGAAAAGAAAAGAAACTAATAGCTAGAAAGTTTGCAGAACTTGCAAAACTAGATAGAGAAAACCCTATGGAGGCTTTGTTTATTTTAGCAGAAGTACGCAATGACATAAAAGATATAAGAAATGAAATTGCCGTAGTTGACGACTATAAAAAAGCATTAGGCAATGGACTTGTAGATAGTTTAAAATCCATTCTAAAGACAGGAGAGTTGTATGATTCTTTAACTACTCCAAACAACAACAGCATTCTTACCCAGTATACTAAACCTGGAAAGAAGATTAGTTCTACAGATGTGTTTAATCCTAGAACATCTTGGAGAATTTTCTTGGAAAATATCCTATCTAAAGATGCATTGGGTATTGACGCTAAGATTAATACTCTACAGAAAGAATTCCAAAGGGCAGGACTAAAGTATACTTCTAGTTTGTTTAATGCCTATTACTTTAAGGCCAACAGAAATGCTGACGGTCAGATAATGCTTGGAGGCAAGAAAGACGCAGATGGAACGAATCGTATCTCTAAAGTATTGAGTGAGTTTGTAAACGGACACGTCGACATTGCAAACGAAGATTGGATTATTCTTTTAGGTTTAAACCAAGAGACTAGTCCATTGGCACATGCTATGATTCTTGCAGGTACTCCTGTAAAAGATGTATTGGACTTCATCAACTCAGATGTAATTAAACTAGCTCTAAGCATGGCTAACAGAGCAGAGATACATAAGAAGATGGAGAACTTATACGTCAGTAAGAACTCAGCTATTATGTCTCTTATTAAAAACCGAGTTCAGACTTCAGGAAATGTAAAGCTCGAAAAGTTTGTTGCAGGTATAGACAAAGAAATTAAAGCAGCTAACATCAAAGGATCTAAGAAAAAGCTAGCTATGTATATTGAAGCGATGATGGGTGTACCTACTTTGAATCAATACATTACTAATTTTAATCCTAATGAGACATTGACTGGTGAAGAGAAGGCAATGAGGGATATTGCTTATTTATTACAGTTTGGTGTAGTTGTAGCACAGCAAAGTGGGTTGAGGGAGTTGACTAGCATTACTGACTTTAATACTACGAATTATAGAACTTCATTCCAAAGTACGGAGACGGTTGCCAAAGAGGGAGGATTAAAAGAATACTTTAACGCAGAGGCAATTGACTTTATGTTTAATCAATCTGCATTGGCGCAGTTTAATGTAAGCGGATTTGTACAAGAGGTTATGGGTCAAATATATCCATTGTCTGACTCTGTGGAAGTTCATGAGACTATAAATACTTTCTTAACTAAGAATGATATAACAGGTCAAGAACTTCGTATGAAGGCTATTAAAAGGTTAAAGACAAATCTAATCTTTAACTATACCCAAAAAACAGCTAGTAACGAAAATGGCAATTTGTTAGAATACTATAGAGGTAAAGACGGTCTAATGCAAAAGACCACTTCTAACAACCTTGCAAAACGTTTTGAGGGTATAATCAGTAATCCTGATTTAAGGAATAATTATCTAGTACAGAACTTGTATCCAGAGACAAGTAATACTGGTGAGATAAACTTTAAGTTAAAGAGTGTCGTTATGTCGGAGACCAACAAGTTATATAGGACTGCATTCTTAGAAGGACTAAACAGTCCTATTGCTGAGATAAAAGAGTTCTTTACTGATTTGGCATTGGGATCTTTTATGCAATACGGAGGTCACTTCAACACGGACAATGTATCTAGTATCGTACCTCATGAAGCTTATATAGACTACACAACAAAGTCTTACAATGAGCTAGAGACAATGAGGAAGGAAGAGCCGCAAAAGTTCAAGTCCTATTTGACTCTCGTAAGATACTCTACTAAGATGTTTAGTACTACACTATCCCCTATAACTACAAGCATCGACTTCTTAGCTAGAACAAACCCAGAGAAGTTAAAAACCATGAGGTTACAAGACTCGGCCATTAAGAGTTTGATTGCAATAGAACGTAGTGTATACTCACCTGAGAGGATGGAGCCATCTACTAATGTTAAAGAAGGAGTATCAGAACTATTTGATTCTACCCCCGAACTTGCATCAATAGGCACACCTCAACAATACAGTGCATACTTAGATACTATCTTTCCAGATAGTAAAGTAAAGGATATTGTTTATCATGGAACTTATTTAAGTAAGGATAATATCACTTTCAAAACAAATAGAGAAGGTATATTTTTAACTTCTGATCCTGTATATGCTTCTTACTTTTCTGATGATGATGTTTATCTAGCATTAGTTAATTTTAAGAATTCATACAAAGCTAAAAATCTTACTGATAATATATATAAAGAAGAAATAAAACAAATAAAATCTAAAGGATATGATTCTGTAGTAGGAAAAGGTGGTTTATCTAAAATGCAACAACACCAAGATGCTTTAGAATATATTGCATTTAATCCAGCACAAATACACGTATTAGGAAGTCAAAAAGACATAGCAGGATTTAGAGAGTTTGTTAATGCGGCTACTACTCAACCATCTACAAATCCTAACCAAAACGATATTAATAACTTACCTAATATAAATCCTTGCGGATAAGACTATGGCACAAGCATGTAAAATATCAGCTAGAGAAATTAGCAGTCAGATAACTCCCAAGGCAGTTACAATTGCTAAGACAAAAAATAATGCATTTAAACTACTGGGTACAGGAGAGATATTTCTCCCAGTAAACTCTAGGGATGCTAGTATGAATACAGTTAAGAAAGTACGTAGTATTGCAGACAGTACGGCAGTTGCTATATCTAATGAGTTAAACATACCAAGAAAGTTATTTGGAGTTGTTTTTGGAGGTCGTAGTTATACGGATGGTGCTGCTATCCAAGTATACATTACACCTAAGTTATTGGCCGCATATCAAGTTAAGTTTGAAGAAGTATCTTTACAAGAAGCTTTTGAGTTACCTGTGAGTTATAGACCTGAAGGTTTTTACAAAGACGATGCCGCTTTAGCTTTACAGGAGTTAAACGACTTAGAGGATAGTTTATTTGAAGTAATGGAAACATCTGTTCAGATACCTAATACTCAAGTATACGAAGCTCCTTTAAGACAGCAGCCTCTACAGCTTACTTTGTCTCTAGATAAAACAAGTGCCCCAGATACTCCAGACCTCAATAGCATTAGCTTTGAAGAGGTGAGTTGTGAAGTACCTTGATTTAGTTCTTAAATAGATTAAATTTGTAAATAATGTCTTGTTTTGCTACCATAAAATCCCCTCTGTCAGGTCTTCAAGTTACAAGTCCTGCATACTATCAGTTGACTTCATTCTTTCCACCTGCACAAGGTAAAAGTATTTATGAGGCACTGACTACAAATACATTTAAAACAGAGTTTGGTTTTGACTGGACAAAGCGACAACTAGGATATAGTCCTAAGTTAAACTTTGTAGGAGAGCCTAGCATACAGGAGATTAACAAACATCTTAGATTGAATATGACTGACCAAGAGATTAGGTCAGCAGAACAAATAGAAGAGGTAGCTTCTCTTGGATACTTGAACATAGGATATACAAATCCCAATGCCTTTGAGTTTATCCACGAAGAGATTAATCTAAACCCTAAGTATGATTTAATCACAAGTGAGGTAGTAACCCGTGATGGTAAATACTATTTATCAGTTAAACCAGCTATATCTGAAAAGACTTTAAAGCCTGTAAGTAAAGCATACTTAAACAAAGTAAAGTTCCCTTCTTTGATAGTCAACAGCGTGCAAGACTTTTCTAACGCACAGTTAAAAGAACTTATTGACGGAGTTGTTAATAGCGGGGAGACAGAGAACTTCCAAAAGGAAATCTTAACCAGACTTAGTAGCTTACTTAGGATTAATCCAACTTTAAAGTTGGTAGTGTTTGATGATGCTACTGTAGCAGACGAGTATCAAAGATCTTTCTATGACCCTAAAACCAATACGGTATACGTAGGTAAGACGGTTTCATCTGACTTTAATAGTAAAAGTTTCGTTAAGGAACTTATCCACGAGACATTACACGCATACACTATCCACGCTTTGACTAACCCTCAAACTCCTGCAGAGATACAATTCTCTCAAGAGATGGATAGGTATTTATCCCAATATAGAAGTAACTTTCCTTTACTTCAGAATAACTACGGATTTAAGAATACTGAAGAGTTTGTAAGTGAGTATCTATCTAATCCTTATTTTAGAGAAACACTCCAAGAGGCAGAACAGAAAGCTAAGAATACTGGCTTACTAGGAAGACTTGTTGCAACTATAAAAAGATTCTTAAAGGGTCAGTTTACCAACGTATCTTTAAGTGACTTAGATGTTACTTTAAACGAGTACTTTGATTACTTAGAAAGTTTAGAAGATATGCCTGAACTGGCAGGAGAACATCAACTAAGATTCAATGCTCCCTATAGTAGTGCCACAGTAACGCCTCCTTCAATAGATTTAAGTAAGTTTCAAAACTATGTACGAGAGAGTTTAAACAGTTCTAGTTGGGCACAGATGTCTCAAGCTTTATCAGAGATAGATCCACGCTTTGGCTCTATTGAAAGAATTAAACAAAAGCTTGGCAATATATCTAGTGCTGGAGTAGCAGATACTATTAACTCTACTGTAAGTTATATAGATGCATTAGAGAACATACTTAAACGGATTCAAACAACAGTCAAAACAACAGAGGACAATCTAAGCCAGATGTCAGATGTAGAGGCTATACGTTTGTTTAACTACGCTAAAAACCTATCGGACTTAATCAACGAGCAAGTAGAAAGCTTTAATAGCTTGTTGATGCCTGAACTTGTAATGAATGTAACTAAAGACCAATTGGCGTTAGACCCAACTGGTAAGGCAGAATTCTTACAGGAACGCAGAAGACAGATAGAAAACTATGATGTAGTTGTTAAAGAGTTACAGACCAAGTTAGAAAGAATACAAAACAATAGTACTAACTTACGTACTGCTGCTCAAAAAGCTATTATTATTCCCGTAGCTTCTCAGCTTGCAGAACCTTTTAGATTAATTAGTAAAAAGCTACAAGCTTCAGACAGTCAACTTAATCAAGAACTTGCTGCTAAAGAAGCTTTGTTACTAGATGCACAAGCTAACAATGAAGCTAAAAAGATAAAAAACCTAGAGTCAGACATTCAAAACTTAAAGTACTTTTTGTCTTGGGTGCCAACTACACAGAACATACAAATACTTCTACAAAGAGGTATGGACCCTTCATATGAAGGAGCAACTATGTGGAATGTATACATGGGTATGGCTACGAGTTCTGGCAGCCCTGTAGTTCAAGTACTTAAACAGTTCTTAGATGTCCATTTAACAGAAGCAGAGAACTCAAGTATAGATACAACTACACGAGCAGAAGCCATTGAACGTCGTGTAGAAGCTAGAAACAAACAAAGAGGGAATGTAAGTGCCTTTAGTACTGTAGATAAACATTACCAAGGGTTAACTCGTGAGGTAGATATGATCTATTATGACGAGCAAGGAAGAAGAACTAAAGTAAAACAGTTAGCCTATAACACTAAATTTAAAGAAGCTGAGTTCTACTCTGATTTGCTTGACCTTCAGCATAACTTAGAAGTAGCAGAAAAGGCAGGAGTTGAAGCTGATATACTAGCAGCGGAAAAAGCATTGGGAGATTTCCAAGAAAAGTATGCAGTAGGTAGATACACGGATGAGTATTATCAGGCAGAATCGCTTTTAAGTGAAGAAGCTCGTGAAGCTAGAGCCGCCTTACTAGACGAGATAAAAGAACACATAGACGTATTTGGAGACGTTGACTCTACAGAAGAAGATCGTAAGGTACGTGGAGACCTCAGAAGACAATACGAGAGATTAGGTTCTATATTTAATGAGGACGGGTCAGAAAAACCCATAGGCTCAAAAGAAAGGGATATTGCTGAATCTATTATATCTTATAAGCAGAGAAGAAAAGAACTTGATGTTGTTGAGTTTACTATTCCTGAAGCAGTACTTAAGAGGTTTAACATAGAAAAGCAAAGTCGTAAAGATGCTGTAAAGCAGGTTAAGACTCGTATTGGTATTCTAGAAACAGACTTAGCAGATGCAGAAGCTTTAGGTCAAAACACAACTGCACTCCAAAGTAAGTTGTTTGAAGAAAAAGAAAATCTAGTAGAAGCACAAAACAACTTAGCTACTTGGCTCAAGGGCAACACTAGAATAGAAATAGATCCTCAGTTTTTTGAGTTACAACAAACTATTGCTGATAAGATTAAGGCAGTCTTTCTTAAATATGGAGAGAGCCCAGAGATTAACGATGCATATACTAGGTTGTTTAATGCAGTTAAAGGTTATAGAGACCAAGATGGAGTTATAGTAGGTTCGGCAGTTGAGTTAGGGTTAAGTGAAACTATCCGTGAGATTGAAAATGAGATAGAAGATTTAAAGGATGCTGCAGACCAGAATCGTAACATGACAGATGCAGATAAACTTCTGTTAAAAGGATTGTTCAAAAGATTGTTTGCACTACAAACAAAAGAGAAGACAGACTATTACTACGAAGTAGTAGAAAGTGTCAAGAGAAACATTAGAGGTCAACTCGCTACTGAGACAGTTTTACTTGCAGAAATGCAAACCAAGGCTGAAAAGATGGCAGACCACTTTATTGAAACTGATGGCAACCATTTAGACGTTGGTATCTTTTCAGACCCTAGTGCATTAGACGAGTTGCCTACAGCTCAAACTTTAACAGACCTTAAATCTGCTATCTACAGAAAGAATTTAATAGATGCTTACTATAGTGTTCTTTATTCTAATGAAGTCAATAAACGTATGCTTGACACTGACTGGTATAAAGCCAATCACATTAGCATAGTACGCAAAAGATTTGATAAAGATTCGGGAGAAGAGTTTGAAGATGTAACAGAACGCCCTATATATATTTGGACTAAGACCATTCCTTCTGACTCTAAATATATTAGACAAGAGAATCCTAGCTTTGAGTGGACTATCCCTAGGGTAAGAGACGAGTACAAAAACAAAGACTATAACTTCTTAGGGGATTTAAGACCCAAAGAAACTACTGACGGTAAATATAATAACCCAGACTACGAAAAGTTAAACAATGAAGACAAAGCGTTGGTAGGAGATTTGGTAGGTTTGTATGAAGACATTCAAAGAAAACTCCCTGCAAGTCAAAGACTTAGAGGTTATGTAGTACCAAACGCAGTCAAAAGTGGTCAAGAAAGAGTAACTGAAACAAACATTAAAAAGAGATTCCATACTTTCTTTGACAGTATTAAACTATTGTGGAAGGAAGGATTACCTGGAGAAACTTTAGATGAAGTAGACAGTAGTATTATCCAAGCTAATAAGAACGCAGAGAGTCGTGGTAAAGGTCGTAAAGTACAATTAATTAAAACTAGATACAAACAACCTGTAAATGTCAATCAAGTATCCCACCTGTTGACTCAATCTCTAGCTAATTATGGAGTATACGCTGCAGAGTTCCAAGGTTTACAAAAAGCTATGCCTGCAATCTTTGCCGCTAGAGAAGCCCTAGAAGGAAAAACTCCTAAGAACGACTTACAAGTTATTGACAACGAAGTAAACAGATTCTTTTACGGAGGTGAAGTAAGCAATCCAGACAACAAATACCTAAAGATTGCCGCTAGGGTATTTAGACGAATGTTTAGGTTCACACAGACTAGAGCATTGGTATTTAACTTTATGCGTCTGTTTAAAAACGTCTTTAATAACTTCTTAAAGATTATGTTGTCTAAGAACAAGTATGGTCTTACACGTAAGGAATTGTTAAAGGCTTGGTGGAGGGGAATGCAAAGTCACAGAAGTTTAATGCAGTTAGAGAATGGTTCTCGTAAGTACAATGACTATGCATTAAAACTAATGTATTTTAGAGCTGTACCTAGTGCAAATCCAACTTCAATGGCTGGTAACGTACACCAACGTAATATCTATAAGTACATAAATCTAAACAACTTTAGTTCTCAGATATTTGGATATACGGAGATGGCATCTACAATTCCCATCTACGAAGCATTGATGGCACGTATGACCGTACCTATGATGGTTAATGGGCAGGAAGTACAGATTAAATTAGAAGATGCTTACGATGTAATAAATGGTATGCTTGTGCCTAAAGACGGTGTGTTTGGTTTGGAGCAAAATGCTATGAGGAGTTTGATAGTAGAACGCCAACAAATCCTAAACAATTATTTATCCTCAGCACAGGTATCAAGCTATGACCGCTTGTCTACCCCACAAAAGATTGCTCTAAATGACTTACTTAAAAAACAAGATACAAAGATCAAGTCATTAGAAGATTCTAATAAGGTAAAAAGAGAAAAGCTACGTCAAGTAGAACAGTATTTAAGAGACCAAATACACGAACTCTACACTAGTACACAGGGTAACTACTTTACACGAACTCGTTCTTTCTATGAGGGTAATATATTCACGTCTTTTGTCTTTAGTATGAAAAGGTGGTTACAACCTTTACTACAGACAAACTACGGGAAACAAAGACTAAGTTTATATACTGGAAACATAGAAGAAGGTTTTTATAGGGCAGGAGGTAAAGCAATCGCACGGAAGCTTCAATACTTATCTAATAGAGAAAGAACTAATCTAGGAAGTACTGCCCTTGAGAAAGAAAAGTACGAAAGAATAGTTAGAGATACTGGCAATGCATTGGGGTTACATTTGCTTTCTTACTCTTTGATTGGAATGGTACTTGCAAATCTATCAGGAGGTGACGGAGAAGATAAAGTACTATCCTTACTTGCGTTAATTGCATTGGGTACTTATGACGAGTATATCAGCTTACATCCTATACTAGCTCCTAGTAATTATATTTATAAGACATTCTGCCGCAGACCTCTAGACAAACCAGGGGAAGATAGAGAAGGTGTATCTAGTGTAGTTAAACATGGCTTGTATACTGTGTTTGGACAACAGATGAGAAGCTATGACCAAATCTATGAAGCTGTATTTGATTGGAAAAACGTAACAGATCCTTTTGGAGAGTACTATGAACAACGTAGAGGTGGTATAGGAGGTAAGAGTGTGGTAAATACACCAAAGCCAACGGCAGGATTACAGAGATGGCAAGCAGTTTTACTTAAGGTTTATGGAGTAGAACTAGGATTAAAGCCATTTACCGAACCTAAGAAACGTGTACAAGACATACTTAAATTAAGTCCTATGCTTGGACTCAAAGATCCTTTGGGAGACTATGTACAGAACGATAAAAAGATCCAAGAATTACAAAAAGACTTATTGGCTAGGGACTTAGGGAATATAGAAAAGTACGAAGCTGGCGACTTGACTGCTTTGAAGTCCGAGAACATACAAGAGTTTAGAACTAATCTTTTAGAGTGGGCAGAAAGACGACTAGCTAAGGTAGAAATGCAAGACAAGAACTATGTCATCCGTAACTACGAAGAAGAGAAGAAAATAGCAGCAAAGGAAGGACAAGAGTCACGTAAAGTACTAGATAAGTTATTAAAAGTAGCCATGCCTGGAATGAGTATCCCTGAAGCTGAGAAGAGTGAAAGTTACGAAGAATCTATAAGTAGAGAAAAGAGATACACTAGAGACTTGATAAGAACTCTTAAAAGCCAACTAAGAGAACTAGAACCCATAGAAGATAGTTCTTTTAGTGACCCTGATTAACTACTTGACTTATTTATAAATAAAGTTAAATTTGTAATGTCGGACGCAAGTCGGTTTTAATAACGAAAGAAAATGGATAATTATCAACAAGTAAACGAACAAGGAAAACGCTTGAGAGCGATTTCAGCACACACTGGACTTTCTGTAGGCTCTGGAGGCTTTAAACGCCACGGCACAGGTACTGTATCAAACGTACGCTACAATGCACTAGTAGTACAAGAAGATACTGTATTCACAGAATTTCTTGTCAATGGTGCTTCTGAGTTGTCTAACAATGGTATGAGTGCTGTCACCTTCAAGCAAGGAGCATTTCTTCCTGGAGGAGTGATTACAGGATTTGCTATCTCTTCAGGTAGTGTAATTGCCTATAAGTAATGATTGGTATTGGTATAGGGGTAGATAGAAGACCTCCTAGTAGTGGCGGTGGCTTTGACCCGGATGCACAAGCATTTTTTGACCGCGTTACCACTGCGGGTGGAACATTGTCAGAAACCGAAAAGAACGCAACCAATCAACTTGTACTTGATATGAAAAGTGCGGGTATTTGGTCTGCCATGAAGGCCGTTTATCCAATGGTTGGGGCAAGTGCGGCTGCGTGTGCGCAGAACTTAAAGAGTTCAAGTTTTACGGGTACATTTACAAGCGGTTGGACTTTTGCGAGTACGGGGGTAACGCCTAATGGAACGAGTGCGTATATGGATACCCAATTAGTACCAAGTACTTCTTTAGCCGCAAACAATATACATTTGTCCTATTATTCAAGAACCCAATCAGGAAGTGCACAAAATTCAACAATTGGTAGCGATTCTGGGGCAGAGTATTGTAGGTTAATTATTCGTAGAAGGTTTGATATTGGTTTTAATCTAATAGGTAGCACAACAAAAGGATTAAGTCAATTTACAGTTACTGATTCAAAAGGTTTTTTTCTTGCGAATGCCCCCAACTCTACAACAAGAGATTTTTACAAAAACGGGTCAGCAGTTACCCCAACTTCTCAAGCAGGTTTTGGAACAAATGGTGCAACAACTACTGCAATATATTTGGGATGTTATAATAGCAATGGTACAGCCACAGAATTTGATGACAAAGAGTGTGCGATAAGCACCATTGGCGATGGACTAACAAGCACCCAAGCATCAAATTTTTACACCGCAGTACAAGCGTTTCAAACCACTTTAAGCAGAAATGTGTAATTTTGCATTCTATGACAAAGACACCACAAGAAATGGCAAATGAGTTAATTCAACAATTTACTTTTAATTGTAGGGAATGCGACAATACAATTTTATCGGCACAATTTGCAGTTGAACAAATGTATAATATTGCATCATTAAACGACAATGTGCCGCAAATGAATTATTTGTCTGATGTAAAAATAGAAATTGAAAAATTGCAATGATAGGATACATTCTAACACCCGAACAATACAATGAGGTACAAGGGCAGTTTATCAACCCTTACCAATTCATCAACTGCGTTGCCGATATCAATGGTGTTTGGTTCTTTTTTGCATCCGAGCAAGACAAAGCAGAGTTTGAAGGCACACCATATATGTGGCTCTTTGACCTACCACAAGGCGAATACACACCACCACCTCCACCCCCATTCCCACCTACTGAATAATGAAGACCTCTTTCCTCTTATACACAGGTACAACTCTCTTAGCTTTCTTAGGAACTTACTTCCTTAATCTAGGAGCAGATAATGCTGAACAGTACTTAGCTGTAGTTGCTGTTGTGTTTATAGATGGATTCTTTGGGGTATGGGCAGGAACTAAGATGGAAGGCTTTAAAACACACAAAGCACTAAGTGTACTTAAGACTTTAATGGTGTGGGTATTTATGCTTACAGGTATCTTGATGATTGAGAAGGGCTTTGAAGGTACTTTCTGGCTAAGTGAGACTATCTGTGCTCCCTTTATTCTCTTTCAGCTTATAAGTGCACTCAAGAACGCAGCTAGGGCAGGGTTCATAAAGAATGAGTTACTGCAGTTAATCTTAGATAAAATCGACCAACATAAAGTAAATGAAAAACAAGATTGAAGTTATTGTTATAGGGCTACTACTAATCACAGTAGCTTTTTTGTTATGGGAAAGACAAAGCTTAAGTAGCGGTAGTGAAGAGAAATTTATGGCTTACATGGACTCTATGGAAAAACGTAACGAAAGTTTCCTCAGTAGGGTAGATTCTTTATCTACACTTAAACATGAACAATTTAGTTACTATGAAAAAATCAACCTCAAGTATGATACTATTCAGATTGCTCTTGACACTATGCCTGATATTGACGGCACAAAGTTCTTACTCACAATCTCTAGACAGCTTACCGCTAAAGGAGTTGAATAACGAATTCCTCAAAGGTATCAAAGCCAGAGAGAGAGTCGTTGTTCTTAAGAACGTAATTCATTTAGACAGTCAGCAAATTAATTTGTATAGGGATTCTATTGTTCCTAACTATCAGGTTATGGTAGAAGAGTCAAAGAAAGAAGTAACTAGACTTAATCGTGTGATAGACCGCAAGAACCTTGAGATGAAGATGTACAAGTACGGATTCTTAGGTATGTCTATTCTTGCTATCTTTAGTCTTATCTTATAATGTATGCAGTTAAGCACAAGAGCTAGAATAAGTATAGTGATAGCGGGCATACTCATGCTTTGTCTACTTTATACTAAGTCTACAGTTGTACTAAAGTACAACTTCTTAGATTACGAAAAGGCAATCTTAGAGTTTTGGTTAGTGGTAGCTTTCTTACCATTCTTTTTCTTTGGTTGTATTGAGTTTGTCAGGAAGGCTAGGTATAAGTTTCAAAGCATTGACGCTACCTTTCATGCAATTAACTCTAGTAATATACTGGTAGAGTTTGATACTTACGGAGAGATACTTAATGCTAACGATAAATTTAAGAAACTCTTTGGAGAAATAACAAGTCACAGAGAAGTAGACGATTCTCCTATGAAAGAGTGGAAGGAGTTCTGGGCACACTTAAGGATAGGTTACTTTAAACAAGGAGAGTATAACTGTAATGGAGTTTGGCTGTACGGGAACTTTAACCCTATCAAAGATCCCTATGGAGAGGTTTACAAAATCCTTTTAATTGCTACTGAGATTACTGAGAAGAAGAAGATTGAAGCAGAGATTGCTAAGAAAAACTCTTACTTAGAACACGCTGCAAAGATTTTAAGACATGACATGCACTCAGGAATCAACACTTACATTCCTCGTGGACTTTCTTCCTTAAAGAGAAGACTGACTGAAGAGCAGATTAAAGAGTTAAAGATAGACGCTCCGCTAAGAATGATAGAGGAAGGGTTGACTCATACTCAAAAGGTATATAATGGAGTTAAAGAATTTACTAACCTAGTTAAGCAAGATGCTCACTTAGAACTTAAGTTACACAACCTTAAAGATATTCTACACAGCTACTTGTCTAGTACCTCTTACGAGAAACAAGTAGTTATAGAAGAGTTACCAGAGATTGAAGTTAACGAGTCTTTGTTTTGTACAGCTGTAGACAACCTTATTAGGAACGGACTCAAGTACAACGATTCAGGTACTAAGTTAGTGCGTATCTTTGTAGAGGGAGATTATCTAATCCTTCAAGACAACGGTAGAGGAATGTCTCAAGAAGACTTAATCCAGTGGTCTCAGCCCTATAAAAGAAAAGAAGGGCAGAAAGAAACAGGAACAGGTCTTGGACTAAATATATGTACTGCAATTATGGAAGAGCATAAGTTTGAAGTATTTGCAGAGAAACTAGAATCAGGAACTAAACTTAAGATAAAAATAAAATGATAGACTCAATATTACTTGTAGACGATGAAGACTTATTTCACTTAGTGTTTGAAGACTCTTGCAGTCTGTTAGACATTACTTTAAGTTTACAGAGTTTAACTTCTTCTGATGAAGCTGATAAACTATTTAAGAAGTGGTTTCAAGAAGGCCCTGTGGAAGAGAAGCCTGACTGTGTATTTGTTGACCTTAATATTATAGGTTCGTCTTTTGACGGCATAGAATTGATTCGTAAGATTAACTTTGAGTACGGCAATGGTGTAGTGATAGGGATTATTTCTTCTTCTGATGATAAACAGGAGATAGAGAAAGCAAAAGCTGTTGGTGCTCAGTTCTGGATAATTAAGTCAGACGAGATTGAACCTAGACTAGAAGCCTTCCGTAAGGACTACGACGGGTATAAGAGTAAAACTGCTCCCTTTAAAATATATAAGTGATATCCTTTGGTAAAGATATTGAAAGCTCTCTTGTCTCCCTCTACAAATCTAAGAAGATTGCATTAGAGGGAAACTTACTCAAAGTAGTAAAAACTCAAGATAAAGACTTTCAAGACTACTTAGACGAGGCTAAGACCAAAGACCAAGACACTCGTAGAAAAAGACTAGAAGTAACTAAGCAAGTACAATCTCAGAACAAAGACCTAATAGATAGTCAAGCAGAGAAAGAGAAGTTAATGCTTGAATTGAAACGAGCTTTGTCTGAGTCTGAGAAGTTAAGAGAAGTAGCCCTAGATGATTTAGAGACTCTTCAGAAGAAGACTCAGTTTGAACTTATAGGATTGATAGTAAAAGTAGCGTTAGGAGCTGTAGCTGCTGTCTGCATATTTACAACTGTACTTTATCTTTACGTATTAAGCAAAGGATTAGACTCTAAGATCATTGAGAGTACCTGGAGTAATATGTTTGGTATAATTCTAACTAACTGTTTTTCTATTATTGGAACAATAATGGGAGTTAAACATATAACAGATTCTAAAGATTCAAGAAAATGATACTATTATCAATACAAGAGTGGGCAAAAGTAGCAGAGGTATACATCGTATGCTTCTTTAATGCTTCTATGATTATTATTCTAGCTTTTGGTTTGAGTTTTTTCTTTGACCAGCATTTTGCTAAGAAGGAAAGAATGGATTTATAACATACATTTGTGTATGAGAAATTTTACTTTATCCTTATTCCTCTTTGTTACCACCTTTCTAAGTGCTCAAAGAGACAGCGTGTTTATCAAAACACCAATCTATTCTTGTGTTTATTCTGAGATTCTGCAACAACCTAAACGTGTATGGTACACGGTACAATGCCCTACAGGTTCTTATCCTCGTAAAGGAATGGACTTTTACACTAATGATAGTGTAAAGACCTCAGACGGAAAGGATTATGAAGGAAATGTTTGGGACAAAGGACATTGTGCACCAGCAGCTGACTTTAACTGTACTAGAGAAACTCTGTGGCAGACCTTCTCTTACTTGAATTGTATCTTACAACACGAGAAACTTAACAGAGGTGCTTGGAGATTACTGGAAGCTTACGAGAGAGAGCTGGCTAAGACAACTAAAGTAGAAGTAGAGATAAGGGTGATTTATGGCCCTAAAGCTGTCAAGTTACCTACAGGTGCAACTGTACCTACTGCCTTTTATAAGACCATAAAGTTTGGAAATAAGAAAGAAGTCTATTATTTTGCAAACGAAGCACCTAATACCACAGACTATACTAAGTATAAGGTGCAGTAATATTTACTGTTATGAACTTATATGAAGTACAACAAGCAATCAATTCTTATTACCTAGAGTCTGAGAAAGATGCAGGGTTAAAGAGACAAAAGGGTATCTACCCTAATGCTATTCTTTTAACTAAAGAACAGTATGTAGTTCTTATTAAAGAACTCTTCAAGCTAATTGACGACGTGTCCGAAGACATCATCTTTGAAGTAAAGATACTCTCTATAGAGGGCTTACAGGTTGTCTTCACAGAACACGTAGATCAGCCAAAGGTATTATATCTAAAAGATTTACCCGACGCATAAAAAAACCCCCACCAAGTTGGTGAGGGTTAGAACAGTGACCGTAGGAAGATACTAAACTAACTATGGCTCTTAGATAAATTTAATCAATGCACTGCAGAATTTGTGCTTTAGAAAGAATAGTCAACTGTTCATGCTCTTTTATGAAACTCTTGAGAGTTTCCAAGTCACTAGGATCAATTTCAATACTTTCACCAGCATGTAGTTTAAGAGCCCAAGCCATAAACTTGAGAGCATCTCCTTTAGTTGCAGTTACAAGCATTTGAGCTACGATCTTTCCAATGTTGGAATCTGGAATCTCCTTACCATCTAAGTCGGTTAAAGGATTGTTTAGGTTGATTGTTTTGATAGACATATTAATAGTTAATTTTAGTTAATTTTAGTTAATTGATTTTACAAAGTTAAGTTGTGCTAATGCCCAATTCACTACGTAGCTATCGTCAGCAGCCCATAGGTTATACTCTTCTTCATTCATAGTTAAGTTACCATCCATCAATGAGCTACCAGCTTTAACTTGTTCTTCTTCATCTTCTACTTCAGAGAATATCTGCCAGTAAAAAGTAACAGAAGGTGGATTCATTGGAAAGTTTAACGCAATAATATTGAAGTACTTTGCAGTTCCTTTGGTTGGTACAACGACATCTTGAATCTTAATCATACTTCAAATATAATGCTTAAAATTAAAAAGTAGTAATTTTATAAGTAATGTCCACACCGTATGGATTCGGGTTAGTTATGTTAATATCCAAGGTGGGACCTCCTGTAATAGTAAAACTCAAAGGAGCAGTACTGTCGGGGGTTGTTGTTTGAACATCTAGCCAATAGTTAAATCCGCCTATAGGACCTGGGTAGTAAGTAACATACAAAACACCTGTCTCTTGTTTACCTGAGGCTGGGTTATCAGTTGACCAATACTCAAACTTCATATGTCCAACAACTGAAGCAGAACTGTACACATTACTACTAGAAGTAGCACCTATACTTATCGTACTTGTAGAACCCCCACCTCCACTTCCATTAGAAGCAGCGGTGATTCTTCCCTGTGCGTCTACGGTGATGTTTGCGTTTGTATAAGCACCTGCTGTTACAGCGGTGTTAGCTAGAGATATAGTTCCACTACCAGTAATTGTTCCTCCAGTCAGTCCTGTACCTGTTGCTACTGAAGTTACTGTTCCTGTGTTATTGGTATAGCCTTGTGCTGTTACCCAACTTTCAGTTGCTATGTTCTGCCAAGCAGTTCCGTTGTAGAGTAAGTTTTTGTTGTTTGTGGTGTCGTATGCTTGAAGACCAGTTGCAGGCGTAGTAATTGCTACTGCTTGAGCATTGGTCATGCGTGGTTGTAGGAATCCACGAGTAGTTGATGCTATTTCTACTTGTGCGGATGCATTAATTATAGCGTAAGTAGTTCCAAATGTTCCAAGATTTGCAGACAAATTTCCTGCGGCTGACGTTCCACTTACGTTTTGTGCGTCTAACCAACTTGTATTACTTGCGGCTAATCTTGCATTTCCATTTCCTAAAAGAATACGAACACCTGAAAAATAATCAGAAACTATCACATTGCTTCCCAGCACAGTGAGCGCACTCGTTATTTGCAATGCTCCGCCTCCTCCAACCCTTAATCCAACACTACCAAATGAGGAAGTCAATGTCAATATGCTTAAACCCGTAATAGAACTATTACCTAGCTGAGCAGTACCATTCACATCCAACTTGTACCCAGCATCAGTAGTGGTTCCGATTAGTACATTGCCTGTGGATGCTATGTCTAAAGTGTTTCCAATAATTCTATTTGAAAAACGAAGTAATCCGCTTCTATGACCTTTTACTATAACATCAGCTGAACCTGAACCAATGCCTGTTGAACCTGTTGTTGTTTGGAAAGCCAATACAGGACCAAAAGTCGAGTCTACTGAACTAGCAGTCAATAATAACCCGTTATCGTTTGTAGTCCTAATTTCAGTTCTTCCACCAGGTGATAATGTGCCAATACCAACTCTATCATTTCTAATAGTTAGCAAATTAGCAGTTGAACCTGTTGAAAATACAAATCCTTCAAAACCTAATCCTACCTCATACTTAAACAGACCTGTGCTATTATAAGTACCATTATTTACTCCAAATGAAATTGAGCTTACTCCCTGATTGACTACACTTGATTTACCAATATTTATAATCGTTTGCTCACCTGCTATGGATAGAACACTTATTTTATTGTCAGGACTAGTCGTACCAATTCCCAAACGTGCATTCGTGTTATCCCAATAGAAACCTGTGCCGAATTGTGCGTTTCCCTGCACTCTTGCAGTACCATTTACATCTAACTTATAGCCACTATCTGTGGTTGTGTTTATGAGAAGATTTCCTGTTGAGGAGAGCCTTATAACCTCTGTAGTAGAATTTTCAAAATACAAACCTCCTCCGCTTATACCGCCAATTTTAGCTAAGTTACCTAGGCTATTAGCAAATTGCAATGCTGGCTCAGCAGCAGAATTCATCGATCTTATGAATACAAGAGTAGTTCTTCCTCCTGCACCAGATTGTACATGAAGAGCAGCAGAGGGAGACGTTGTTCCAATACCCACTAAACCAGCGGTGGTAGCTAAATAAGTACTAGATGTAGTTCTTAAAGTCCCATTAACATCTAACTTATATCCTGCATCGGTAGTAGTGCCTATGAGGATATTATTACTAGGGGCAATCCGCATTGCCTCTGTATTATTTGTCGCAAAAATTATTGGATTATTGGCTTGTTGCCATATATGTAAACTTTGTGCATTAACTGTAGTAATTCCCCACCTACCCATATTGGTGTTGTTACCAATAAATAACCCCCTAAAAGCACCGTATAAAAAGTCAAATCCTCCAATTGTTCCTATTCTTGCTGAGTTGGCATAGGCAGTTGAGGTAACTAATATCGAACCTGTACCATCAATTGTTAAATTGTTTGTTGTTGCATTTCCTACAGTAATCGCATTGGTGGTAGTGTTCCCTGCTGTGGTTACTTGTGCTAGGGTAGGAACTGAGACCAAAGGAGTACCTCCGAAGATGGTAGATATGCTTTTGTTCTTCCAAAGAGTAGTTGAAGTTTCATAAACTAGAAGGTCGTTGTTGGCCTCAGAGGAAATTTGAACTCCGTGCAACTCATTTAACTCATATCCGTTTTGAATATGAAGAACTATCCTACCTTGGGTAGGGTGAGCTCTAGCAATATACCCGATAAATACTGTATGATTGGGTTCTGCTGGAATTGTACTTGTTATTCCTCCTGCTGTGGTAGCAGACAACCAAACAGCATCTCCAGCCGTAAATGCCGAAGTATCTAAGTTGTGAAGAGTTCCGTTTGTTGCAACATATCCGTCAGAGTTATTCGGAATATCTGCTTCAACCATACCTATGGTCTTTGAAGAAGTAGCCTCAGTATGTGCTTGGGCTCTTAAGGCATTAGGTCTGTTTCCTGTTGCTCCACTTAAATAAACAATTGTACCTTTAGTTAGAGTAGAACCAGTAGAGTTCCTTACTATAATTTCGGTTCTCTCTGCACTATCTACTACTCCGTCATTGTCTACATCGTAGGTAGAGTTTCCTAAAAATACAGGTTTTCCGTTAAATCTTGTATATAGAGTAGAATTATCTACTTCTACACAATGTACGAACCCTTTGTAATCAATTTTATAATTGTCTTTTTTAGCGGTGCTTCCTTGTAAGTTATTGAAATTACAATTTAGTCTGTAAAAGTCTCGAACACCGTACGAAGTAATTGTAGGAGAGCATTTTGTAATTGTGGCGTATCCTCCAAGTTTTAAGATTATTTCTTGTAAATCATCAGCCATTCTTTTTGATACAGTAGTAATATTATTACTATTTAGATGACCGTCTCCTTTGTAGTAGGCACTATAAAATAAAATTAACTTTTCTGGAGGTAGATTCTTAACGAAAGATGGAATAAATTTATTATGGGCGTGTTTTCCAAATTGACTTAAAAACTTTGCTAGTTCTGAGTGCCTAAAGTTGAAGTGTGCGTTTTGGTGATGACGCAAAGTTCTTTCTAAACTTCTTGCCATCTCAACCATAACTTTAGTACAATCGGCAAGTGTTGTGCTTTTTGTCTGAGTTACATAAATTCTACTTTCTACTACACAACCCTCGGCTAAAAACCAACCTAAAAATTCTAAAAACAAATCATCATCAATCCCAAACGGATTAGTTTCTGTTTTTACTCCTATCCACTTTGCTGTTATTGGAAACGATCTTATTTTTTCTGAAACTTCATCGGCTCTTTCCCAATAAAAATCTTCAGACCAAACTAGTCCTCTTTGTCCTCCATACCATTTTCTTACATACATCCTATGGTTAGGAGTAACCAAATAAGACAACTGCTTAGTTTCTCTTCCTAATAGTTCTCCGTCATATTCGTATTTAAATATGTGATTGGGTACTTGATATTCTAACTCTTTTGTCTCTTGATTAAGAGTTGCTACTTCATCATCAAATGAAATGTCAGTGATTTTTTTCCAGCCGTTTAGAGTTAATAACTCTGTGTCGGGGTGAAAACACTTATACATATCTCCTCCACCTCCTCCAGTAGATACTGCTTTCCAAGTACCATCGTCAGCTAAGTAAAGGTTACCTGCTCCTGTAGCTCCTGTTCCCAAACGATTAGGGTCAATGATTCCTGTCTGAATATAAGCAGCATCAAACCTTCTTAAGTATAAATGCCCGTCACTTGTTGGTGGAGTTGCATATACATATCCAGAAGGTAGACTTGGTGGGACAATACCATTCTGTGCTGATGCTTGTATGTAAAGCAACAATTCTTGAGGTAACAGTGGATTACTAGGCATAACTAGTACAAATATAAGTTAACCTATAAAAAAGTAAACCATAGCTATAAGTAAAAGAAAAGGGGACCGAAGCCCCCTTTACTATTTAATTTTAAATGGTTTAACTTTCTAGCTTATCGGGACCTCCCGTAGCTTTTAAGAATCTTTGGATATCACTTTGGTCTTTTAAGACAAGCACGATGGGCTCACTAGTCACTTCAAACTTCGTAATCTTTACTGGCTCCTTCTGCTTTGTCTCTGGATTAATCTTATATTGATAATCGATAGGGTTCATCTTATCTGCATTACTAGATAAGACGATAGCTAATCCATCTTTATCAGGATAAGTCAACATAACCATGTCAATGTTAAAAGAGTATCCGTTTTTGCGGGTAATGTCCATCTCATCTTCGTGAGAACTCTTCTCTACTTCTGAGTAATAAAATAGTTTATTCATGTCTTTTTACCAAATGATTGCAACATCCATGGCTCTTACCATGATTCTATCTTTGTCGTCTACTTTAATTACTTCTGCATGCATCAAAGTAGAAGTAGGAATAAGTACCAAGTCTCCAGGGTAAATGTCTGTTACTTCATCTCCAACTGCAAATACAGGTAAAGACTTCATATTCTGAAGCTCTTCTATAATTAGTTGTTCTTGCATTTCCTTGCTCAGTTGTAAGCCAAGGTCGTTTCTCTCAGGACGAGTAAGTAATACTCTGTGTCCTCTTAATTTAAATGTGCTCATGTTTATAGTTTGGTTAGTTTGGTTAGTTTTATTTTACAATTCTTAAGTAGGTTAAGTCCTGCGGGTGATCTGTATTCTTCTGCATAATACACTTCTTTGATACCGCTTTGTATGATTAATCTAGCACACTCAAGACAACAAGAGTGTGTGATATACATACTTGCTCCCAATGTACTTACGGTGCTCTTACAAGCCTTTGTAATAGCGTTAGACTCAGCATGAAGAATGTAGCTCAAAGTTACATCGTTCTCTTCACATTTGTTAGGCATGCCGCTAGGGGTTCCGTTATATCCGAATGATATAATATTCCCATCCTTGACTATAACAGCACCTACCTCTAAACGTTTACAATAGGACTCTTTAGCTACCCTGTGAGCTATGTCCATGTAGAGCATATTTTTCTTGTTTTGGTGGCTTAGTTTTGACATCTTAATTTGCAAAGTTATTAACTTAGAAGTATATTTGAAACATAATAATAAAAATTATGGAAAGCCAACAATCAACCGTGTACTGGAAACCTGACGAGGTAATTACACTTAAAGGAACTGAACTTGCAGCCTTATTGCAGGTAGTAGATTTACAAACTGTTGCCATTAGCCAAGTACCATTGAACACTCTTATGGAGACGTTTGCATTGGCTACACAAGCAAAAAATAACATCATGGAACGACTTGCAGATGAAGGTAAGTTAAGTGCAACTCCTATTGAAGAAGTGGTAGAAGTAGAGAACATTCCACAGGAGTCAAAGATATCAGTGCCAAGTAACTTGTCGGAGATTTCTGACGAGATTTTGTGACTGTAGTTTAAGTTTAGTTAAAAGTAAAGGAGGGCTATAAACCCTCCTTTATTATTTCTAGGTAGTTGTTGAATCGATAAATCTCTTTATCTAGTTCAACCTTTAACTCGCTAACATTAATCTGAGGGTCTACCACACGAAAGAACTGCTCACTAAGTTCATCCAAACGATTATACTTAAAGCTAAATAAGTCTCTTCTGTATGCAGGATGTACTTTAAATATATACATCCTTTGTAGATCTTCTGGTTGAGGTACTTCATAATAATCATGAAACGATGCAAAGTCTGCAATCTTTCTCTCGAAACTATCATAGTCGGGTTTATTCTTATTACTGAATAGGAAAAACAGACAATCTCCTGAGTGTCGTTTGCTATGTCCGTAATCATCGAGATAAACGTTTATCAAACCAAAGCTACGAAGTGTAGGTAATGCCTGATTATTAAACACAAGTGCACTCAAGTACTGACTAGTTAAGGTTTGTTTGTTAATGACCATGTGATTAAGTCTACCTGACCCTTCTGAGTTGTTTACAGGATTAAAATGCATTACCTATCTGTCTTACACCGTTGTTTACATAATCATGCATAGGATACTGCCACAAATCATTTTCAGTGTGCCATTTGTATCTTTCTACTGCTTGATGAAAGCCCTCATAAACTCTGCCGTCAATAGTACCACCTGTATAGCCTATTTGTGCTACTGTGTCAGCTATCTGATAGATTAATGGATTACCAGGAAAGTCTTGGTTCTCTACGATAAACCTAAAAGGGTGTACTTTATCACAGCCAAACTTATCTAATAGACCACCGTTTTTAATTCCGTAAGTATAAAAGGCAGCTTGGATGTCATAACGGAACTTCCAAAACATAGTATGTGCCCATGTCCCTGTAGAACATGAACTTGTCTTTATGTCTATAGGATATACGATGCATCTTTTGCGATCTACGGCAATCAAATCTACTAAACCTTTGCATGGTACCCCAAGATACTCAAAGTTCAGCACAACTTGTTTATGTAGTTCTATGTCCTGATTACCTACAATCCACTCTGCAGTAAAAGGATTTGTTCTTAAACTGTCTACGATTGCATTAATTTTAGCCATTTGTTGTGTGCTGATAGTGCTTTTACCTTCAGACTCTAACAAAGCTTCATAGTACATTCTACCCTCCTTCTCAAACCTTTCACGAACCTTCTCTATTTTGTCTCTCTTGAAGCCTACAGTATCATATGCTATTTGTTCTGCATTAGAGTCGTTACGGTTGATGTAAAGATGCCAAACAAAATCTCCCATCTGTGCCGTAGGTCTTTCTGCATCTGTAATATAGAAACTATTATAGAACACGTCATCGCCTTGAGTTAAGATTAAGTCTACTGCATCTCCTATAACTGAAGTTTCTTTGGGTTCGTCTAGTTCTGAATTGCTATAAGCATTCAGATACATTTGTGGGTGTAATAGTAGCTTTTTTAGTCTGCTTTGACTAACTGCACTACTTTCTAGGTATTCTTCGTTTAGTATCATAATCTTTTAGGATGGTTATTGTCAATGACCAAAACAACCAACCTAAGTGTAAGTTTACTTTTACTTGGGATGTTGTTTTAGACAAAGAACAGTGTGGAAGGAGATAGAAAAAAAGAAAAACAGTATCTCTCTGTCCTTTTTTCTTACGGAAGAAATTATAAGTCGTTAGGGTTACTCGGTTTCCTATCATCATAGTGTTGTTTTTCTCTTAAGATGTATTCTAAGAACATTGCATTGCATAATACGTGTGAGATGTGACGACAGCCTGACTCAGGGTCTACATCCTCACCTTTAGCAAAGGCAAACAAATGCCTCATTAAACTCTCGGTAACTTGAGTTACGGGCATACCTAGCTTCCAGTTATCCCGTGCATATTTATTTTTCCCATACTCTAAAACTCTAACTAGACCTTCTAATGAGTCAAAGTCAACCAATGACCATTCTAACTTACCTTGATTGTATCTTAAGGCTTGCATCTCGTCGGTGTATCTTTCAGTATCTTTTTGGGGGGTTTCTTTTGTTATTTTCTTTTCAAAACTCATAATAAATTTAGTTAGATTCTGGGAAACGTACTCCTAATATGTCATTTCCAAAATTAATTACATTAGAAATAAACTTACTTGTTTCTTCCTTAGTTGCTTTAGATAAAGACATAGGTAGTCTTACGTATGTGTTGTTTGTTGGGACATCTTCGTAGAAGAATTTATCTTTAAGGAACATAATAACTTCTTCTTTAGTTAAACTTTCTCCCTGCAGATCTTCTAATCCCGCCTTAATAATAGGAACAACTACACTATAAAAATACCTAAGTTGTTGTAAACTTTTCTTACTGTCTATTCGAGTAATACATACTTCTACATCTACCTCGTTGGCATTGTTCATTACAGCACTATAGTATTCTTGTAGTAGGTCTCTATCTATTTTAAGGTAACTAGTACCATCAATCTTCTTTACCAGTTGTGCGGGTAAATAAACTCTGTTAATCATCTTTCTTCTTTTTACGTTCAATTAATTCTAACTTCTCTGACCTTTCTAGTTCTTCTAGTTCTTCAAGGATTTTAAAAGCCATCTGTTCATCGTAGTCCAACTGATTCTCAACATTCTTACGACCAAAAGCTAGGTCTATCTGTTTGATAAAGTAAGAGTTAGTGCCTTTGGCTGTACTTATAGTTTTGTACATGTCTACATTTACATACTCTCGTATGTATTGATACTGGATGTTAAGGGCCTTCGCAAGTACGTAGGCCCTTCTTACATCTTTAAGTATCTGTGCTTCAGATGGTTTCTTGGTCATTGTTAATTTCTCCTAGAGAATCCTTGTAATCGTTAAAGTAAGTTCTAAGTTCTGTTATCTCAGATTTATTAAGTTCCCAGATATGTGGGTTAAATCTTTCTAGTACAGCTTCAAAGGTCTCACAGTAACCATCTTGGATATCAGTAATTACAGTATCCCAATAAGATTCGGGATTGTGCTTCTGTTGGAACTCTTGATAAGTAGTTTCTTCAACCTCACAAGTGCCTTCAGCATCTATGGAGAACTCTCCTGCAAAGTCCATACCTGACTCCTCGTAATTCCCATTACATTGTAAGTCGTATTTCTTACAAATCTTTATGAATAGAGGTGTCATAGGACTCCAGGCACTATCTCCCATAAGAGTTACACTGCAAACTTTCTCATCAAAGAAATTAAGTTCAAACTCACATTCAAACCATTTAGAACCAAAGCTGTCATAGGGATCTACTTTGTTGTTACGTTTACCAAATAAAACAGTATGGTAGTTGCTTATGTCAAAGTGAATACCTCCGTAACCTCTCTCCTGTTCAGATAAGATTTTAAGTAATCTTTTGTGCAGTCTGACTACACCTGCTTCATCTCCATGAAATGTAGCGTAGTTATAACAATGATTTGCCATTAGAATTCGTGAAACAGTAGTGGACCTTTAAGAGAAACTGGCTCTTGTAAGAAGATAACACCTGCCTCATTACCTTTAAGATCTCTGCTAGGGTAAAAACTTACACCGTCTTCCGTTCTAAATATGATGAAAGCTTCGTGCCAACCCATCTCCTTTATCTCTTCTTCGGTTGAGTAGCGGATTTCTACAATCTTTTTGTCTTTTAGTAGAAGGTTGGCTAATTCCAACCTTTCTACTTCATGCTCTAGTCTATTCATTCTGGTGCTAATGCTATAAAGTAATACAAACCTTTCTTCTCTTTGTCTGATTTCTTGTAAGTTATCTTAGAGACAAGTGGAGAGGAGTTAGCTAGGACTTTTTGGATAACTACTTGGCTAGAGTTCTTTGTGCGTTCCGTATACTCTCTAGCTATGTTAATAGCATCAATTTGAAATGCCCTACTCTCTAGTGCATTACCTGCATTGTCTTGTACCACATAAACAGTCTTCCAAGCTCTAGCACCACGCTGTGGAGTTGTTTCTACTTGTGATTTAATCTTGTTGGTATTGACTACAGGTTCACTAACACAGATGCCATGTGCATTTCCCCACTTGCTTAATTTACTTTTGTTACAGATATCGTCAGCATACTCGTCTAACTCTAAGCCAGATTCACGAAACTCCTTAGTAACATCTATACATCCACTAGTAGTTGTAATTGTACCATTGTAAGGGTCATTGCCATATTCGTAGGCTGCAATCTCTACTGCATCAGCATACGCTTCACGCATAGTGGCTCCTGTGCCACTTACTATAATTAAACTTGCTCCCATAATTTTTCTTTGTTTTAGTTAGTTTTACTTCTTCCAATAAGTTGCTGTACATGGTTCTGCTCTTAACGGTATTGTTTTACAGAACTTGTCACCTGCTACTTCCATTGCTGATTTTAATGCTTCTGCACAGCTTACAGATAGTGACTCTGGACATTCTATTAGATTCTCGTCATGTATTGTATTTACAAATTTTACAGTAAATACTAAGTTCTGAGGAATCAGATATTTGTTCCAGAAGTTCACACAGGATAACTTGGTTATCTCTGCACTTTGTCCTTGGATTGGATAGTTCAATGACATACGTTCAATAGCTCCTCGTTTTTGACTAACAATCTGTACTTCCTTCTTCATTTCTTTGTAAGTAGGAGTGTCTGATTTTTTATGTTTCTTGTACTTTTCCCAAAACGCATTGTCTTGCTTCTTCTTTAATTCTAAGTAATCTTTGTAATTGTCTACAAAAGACCTTTTACCTGTTACTTCTGATATAAGAACGTAGCCATTTGTAGTACCAAATTTCTTGGCTTCTTCAAAGTAATTCTTTAAACCGGGAAATGCATTAAAGTAGGACTCGTATATATGTTGTCCCTGCTCTAAAGATAATCCTAATTGTTCAGCAATACCCTTACCACTACCACCATAGTTGATGGCAAATCCTGCGACTTTTGCCGCTTGTCTTTTGTCCTTGTGTTTTTTCTTGATTTCATCTAACGGCAATCCATCTAGTTCTGCGTACATCTTAGAAGCCACGAATGAATGCATATCACCTAAATCTTTCCTATAAAATTCTAATAGGTTTTCGTCTAAACACTTATTTACTAGGACAATCTGTTCTTGACCCGTATAGTCACAGCCAATAAGTACATTTCCTTCCTCTGCTACAAAACAACTTCTAGTTTCCTCATCACTAGGAATGTTTTGAAAGTTTGGATAGGATTCTTTAGTGGCTATGTTTTTACCGCCACTAGACAAACGACCAGTATTCATTAGTTGTTTGTACTGAGTGTGAATTCTTCCACTTACAGGGTTAATCATCTTAATCCAGTTCTCTCCATAGGTTCCAATATTCTTCTGACATTCTTTATACTTAATGTATGTGTCGAGAATAGGGAACTTATCAATTTGTGGTACTAGTTGACTGCTCTCTGTAGTGTGTTTTACTTGACCATCTACGATAACTTCAGTATCTACTCCCATTAAGGTAAACAGTTTGATTACTTGTGCAGCTGAGTTCCAGTTAATCTTAGTCTTTACTTTGGTTTGGAACATATCAATCTGTTCTTCAACAAACTTCCTATAGTTCTTGGTAACAAAGTCTTCTAGGATAGACAAATGATGGTCTGACTCTTGTTTTATTCTCTCCAATCTATTCATCCATTTACTTACGTCAAGTTTCATCCCACAGTACTCTATATAAGATAAAACAATAACGAACTTATTGTCGAGTTCTATAGATACAGCACATCCAAGTTCCTGAATTTTCTTCTCTTGTATTTTCTTAAGTTCATGTAAGTAAGCTACATCGGTGGCACTATAGATAATAAATTCGTAAGTAAACTTTCCATCTATCTTACCTCTTTCGGTCTTATCCATAATTAAACCTAAGTACCTGGCAGTACATTCAGCCAGAGAGCATCGATGGGATTCTAGACCTAGGTGTGTTGTCTTCTCTGCAAGAAAAGTATCAAACACCCTACTAGGGATAATACGCTGATGAAGAAGGAATCTAATGTCAAACTTTAGGTTATGACCTATAAGAGTTCTAGTCTCTAATATTTCTTTGAAGAGTTGGATATCTACTGTTCCCGTATCAATTACAAACTGAGCACGAGCATTACCTATCTGAATACATACAATACGGTCTGTATATGGGTCAAATCCCAGAGTTTCTATGTCAAACCCAATACAATCGTCATCCATCTGTTTAATAGACTCTATACACGTTTCTACAGTACAGGTATCTATCCGCCTCATAGGGTGATTTCTGATCTGTTGCCTTAAGGCTTGATCTTCCGTTACAAAATATATCATACTTACTCCCACAGGTTTAATCGTTTTCTTATTTCAGATACTTCCTTCTCATAGTGTTCAATTAGTTCCATCATTTCTTCGCTAGTAAACTTTTTAACTTCCTTGGATTTCCTGACCATTGAGTCAGCCGTATCCTTACCATGTAGTTTATCTAAGTTTATTCCGAATGTGTATTGATTGCCACTTAAACCTATATTACAGCCATAACATTGAGGTTTGCAATTTAGCTCATGGAATCGAGTTGAGTAGAATCTTCTTGACTGAAAATGTCCACATTGTATCTCTCTCCAGTGCAAAACTTTGCTACAAGTAAAACAAGTACAACTGCCATCTTCTTTGGTGCCTGATAATCTTACAAAGACGCTAAAAATACGGTCTAGTTTCTTAGTCAACACACCAATGGATTCGGCTTTCTTCTTTTTGACCTTTGCCTTTCTTTCTTTTAGTTTCACTATTTGTGATTTTTTCACACAAACAGCACATAACTTCTTGGATTTGTTGGAATAAGGTCTCTTTTTACCACATTCTGAGCAAATTGTCTCAATTAAGACTTTTTCAACTTTTATGGCTAATCCCTTTACAGGAATCTTTTTTTCTTTTGTACTTGTTCTGTTTAACATCTTGATTGTATAAAAAGGAAAAGAACAACCTACCTTCTTAGTAGGTTGTCCAGTTCCAAGTAAGTTATGCGTAAGTAGCCTCGATAATGTTTAAGGCATTTTCGTTAATTCTAGCAGCCGTACCAAACATCAATGCCTTACGTTTAGAATCTAAATCCTTATACGTTACTGAATGATTGGTATATCTAGTAACAGCATTAAACAGTCCATAAGCTGTCTCCCCGTGAGTATTATACTCAGGTATCATAGCAAGACGAAGTTCTGCTATTCTATTCTTAGTTCTAGAAGTGTCAGCAGTACCTCCTAGAATACTAATCAAGAACTCATCATCAATCTTTGATGGGATTGTAGTATTGCTTAGTTTGATTAAT